ATACATATAATTATATTTATAACATATTATATATAATTATATATATTACAAATAATTATTTAGCCGATTTATATTTATATAATAATTAAGCCGCAAGTTTATGATTTATGAATATGTTAATGCCGCTTCTGCCGTTGACTATTAAGCCGGTGCAGCCCGATTAATTTATATATAATAAGGTAGATAAAAATTTTTAAGAAAATTAAATAATCTATTTACAAATACAAACGTATAACGGGCAGCACCAAGCCAAACACTTTTATGCAAAATTTGACGATTGGTACGAAATCGTATAAGAATTTGAGCGGGAATGAATAACCGCTCTTTTTCTTTTACTTAAATACTTTATCAAATTAAATCATTAAATTAAACTATCCAGCCACATAAACTATCCAGTTCCAACAACATATACAAATTAGCCAAACAAACCGTTATTTATTTGTGCAATATTACATCTTGCAATATCGAGAAATTCGTGTATAATAAAAACCGTCAAGAGGGAATGACAATAACAAAAACAAAAAATCAAAAAAGGAAGGTATTAAAAAATGAAGATTAAAACTACTGCTAAAGCACTGCGCGAAGGTTCGGCAAATTTGAAATATGCTAGTTATTGCGGTTTACAGTTTCTTTTAAGAAACCATACCCCGATAGCATATACGAGCGGCGTTTATGGATGGAATTTTGATGTATATGAAGTTTATGGCGTAACAATTTGTACAGGCTATAGGGGTATGCCGGGGAAACGGTTAGAAGGTATTGCAGAAGCTGAAGAAAAAGCAAGTAAAATTTGGCAGAACCGCAATAAAGATATGACTTTTGAGCAGCAATGTGAAGCCGTGGAAGAACTTCTACATAATTTCTGCAAGGCAAACGGCGGCTATTAATTCTCAATGTTTTCTAAAGGGTTTTACAAATAAAGCCCTTTTCCACTAAAAATTTTATTAAAGGAAGGTAAAATTATTATGAAGTATTATCGTGTTAAACCGGAATTTGACAATTATAAAATGTCAAAGAATTATGATATTTTTGTTGGCAATATGATATTTTTGTTGGCAATATGATATTTTTGTTGGCAATATGATATTTTTGTTGGCAATATGATATTTTTGTTGGCAATATGATATTTTTGTTGGCAATATGATATTTTTGTTGGCAATGAGCTTTTTACTGAAAAAGAGCTTGAAAAAGTTAAAATAAAATATGCAAATAGAAATAATATGACCCGTTGCACATTGCCAATTTCTGAACGTGACGAAAAATTATTAATGTCAAAATTTGATATTGTAGAAATATCAAGGGCGAAAACCTATTGGATGTTCGGCGCAAGATTTGAAAGGAAGATTAAATAACATGAAAATAATATCGGGGGACAATATAATGGAAACTATAATCGTTTATGTGAAAAAGAAGGGTTTCAATACATATTATAGGGTCGAATATCTTTTGCATAAGTCAAATCGTGGATATAAAATAGCCGCACCGCGATTCGTAAAAGAAATAACTAAATACAGGTATTATAAAGACACTTTTATACCTCATTATACAGTTTACAATCAATGGAAACCCATTCACGAAATTGGCAACGAGAAATTTTTTAATAGAATCGGGTATTAATGAGGTATTAAAAAATGTCACACATTTATATTTATGTCGAGTATATCTTGAACGGCAATTTTTACCAAGATGACTTCACATCATGGGATGAATATTTTAATGCAATGTTTTCTCCTGATATTGAAATATTAAAAATTGTCGTTAACAATAAATAATAAAATTATAAATTGATAAGAAGCTTAAGACAACTGCACATTGTTTTTATCGTTTATAATGTGCAGTTGTCTTATTACACTTATTAATAAATGTTTACAAGTTAGATAAAAGTGAATGTTGAAATGCTACAAGTGGATATTGACACGATATTTTTTTTATGTACCTTGTAAAATCGTCGAGAATGGGCGTAGAATCGTTTTAAGGCTGTCGGGCCATATGGATATATGGGATGTAGCCGAAGCGGCTTAAACGGGCTTGTAATGGCTCTAAGGGCATAGCGGATATAATAGGCTTCTGCCGTGATATATAATCGGCACCGGCTCTGTCTGTCTGTCTGTCTGTCGCGGGGTTAATACGGCTTATTTCTGGGACGCACGAAAACCGGGCTAGAATTATGTTCCGTTTTACGAATATAGATATACCTGTCTCGGCTTAAAATGCAGCGTGCGTGATCCTGCTCGGGCTGAGAGTGATTTATATAAATGCCTTGTGTAGCTGGGGTATGCTGTACCCAGATTTAACGCGATCCGCTGTATTAAGTCGATTTAATTTTAGTAACAAATCATGTTTTAAATAGTTGCAAATTTGCACATTGACAAGTTAATATTGGTTGCAATTCGATTCCAGTTGGCGATTAATGGTAATCAGTTGAGGTTGTGCACGACGGTTTGAAAATGGGCAAAAAGTTACTTTCACGCATTAAAGCGATAGTGTGTTAGTGAGTTAACTCATTAGCGTATTATTACAGTGAAGTTTAACGCTTTAGCCGACTAAAGCATTTGAAGTTTGGTTTGAGCGCTTTAACGGATTACATCAATTTTCTAAAATCGCCGGGCATATACGCGCGCATTTTGCCGGGATTACGAAATTGTTACAAATTGGTGACAAATGTACGGATGAGCGAAACGGATTACATGAAAATCTAAAAATTGCACGGGCGTATACAAGTCAAGCAAGCTGATTAATCTACATTGAGCTGAATTAAATTAGTTTACAATCGGATAATTGGCACAATTTCAATCGGCATTTTGGCGTGTTGGGATAGTTAATGCTATCTTATCGTGCATTTTATCGTGGAATTTTGTGTTGATATGCACATTATTTGCGGGGAATTTTGTGGGCGGCTAACTTTCCTTTACTTATTTAACTTAAAACAAGTTATAAGTAAAGCCTTGTGTTATTTCAAGTAAAGACGTGAATTTGCAATAAACCGTATCAAACCAAGCGGCTGCGCATGCCTAATATCATCATTTCGTGACCAAATGAATATGTTCATGCTGCTGATGATGTAATTGCGAATGAGTATGAAAATGAATATGATATTGGTTATGTTAATGCAGGTGTATTTGAATATGGTAATGAAACTGTAAATGCAAATGATCATGTATATGTATGTGAGAATGTTTATGATAATGAATAAATATTCGTATATATGCACGAGTTGTGTTTTCTAAATTCAAAATCGATTTTCGATTTCCATTTTTGAAATCCAGATTCGGATTTCTGATTTCGATTTTCTGAATCGAAAATGAGCGGGATTTTTGAAATTTAGATTTGTGTTTGTCTATAATGACCCCTATTTTTTTATTTGAAAATTTTATTTTGATTTTTCTATTGACAAAATATAATTTGTGTGCTATATTTGATTTACCAAATGAATGGAGGGTAAAATTCAAAATGAAAAAAACGTTATGGGAAATTAGTGGTTGGAAATTAGAAACGCTATTTATTGAGGCTGATTCTTTTTGTGATGCAATAAAAATAGCAAGAGAAAAAGATAATGGATATTGTTGTGGTAGACCTATAATTATTAGAAATTCAAATAAGGAGGATGAGCCGAATGATAAGAATACGTGATGATATTGTGGTGTTCAGGTCAAGGAAAGACTTATTAGATAATATCTATCATAATACTATAAATATCCTAACCGACTCATATTCATTCGATAACACAGATTTTGAATTTAGATTTAATAAAAGGATTAATCATTTAGAATATCCAGTTATATTTGTTAGATGTAAGCCAGAGGGCGATGATTTTTCTGGCTTTTGGAGAGAAATAGATATAAACGAAATAAGAAAGGCTATATTGAAATGAATGAAATCAAACTAAGAAACGGGCATGATAGACCTACAAGCCCGCTAACGGCAATAAAAGAATTTTGCTTGGAATGTTGCGGTTATAATTCCACCGACGTTAGATCATGCGTAGATAAGCGTTGCCCATTATATATGATGCGAACCGGCGTTAATAAATCGAAGCCGAAACGGCAGATGACGGAAGAACAGCGGCAAGCAGCAAAAGAGAGATTGCAAAAGGCAAGAGAAGCTAAAAATCATTGATTATTTTAGTATAAAATCAAGTCTATCTCATTCGATAATATATAAGTAATATAATTTGACGTTGAAAATTAGAATTGATTTTAGAGATAAATTTATAGTAATTTTATAGAGGGTGGTAAATAATGAAATCTAAATATGGGATTAATATACCTTGCGCTGCTTGTACTAATCGAGCCGTAGGATGCCATGGCGTTTGCGGCGAATATAAAGATTATAGGTCTAAGCTGGACGTTATAAATGCAGACATAAGGCTCAAACAGACTAATGCTAATACTGTTGAATCATATAGAAATATAGCTCGGCATAAAATAATGAGTAAAAATATAAAAAATAAATGTTGACAAATTAGAATTGGTATGATATAATCCAATCAACAAAATAAAGGAGGTCGGACAAATGGCACCGACAGCAGGGGAAATAATCTTTGGAGCAATATTTGGAATGGCAGCTCTGATTGCAATTGTGTGTTGTTTGGTTATTTATATAGCCGATAAACATAATAGCTATGAGAATAATCGACTACATCCAGAAAGATATGGTAAAATTAGTACTCATTATTGGTGCTGATGTATTTGAAAATAATACTTGACAAATTGAAATTGATATGTTATAATATATAGTGTCAAGAGGAAATGCACCCATTGGACAGATACAGATACCAGAAGTCGCGACAATGGAAGAACAGAAACGATGTAGATGAAGGAAATTTCCTCTTGACAAAATAAAAATTGTGTGATATAATATACACAGAATTAAATATGCCGCCGTGATGGAAAGTATACATACCGTCCTTAAAAGTCGGTGCCCAGATGGGATTGCGTGGTCGAACACGTCGGCGGTACCAGCCATTACGGTTTGTTGACCATTGTTTGAACTTGGGCTAATAAGCATAATCAATGGCAGTTTTGATAGTAAAGCTTAAAACTATCCGCTCAAAATCAGGTGAGACATGATTAAACCTCTTTCCATATTTCTGTATAGGTTAGAGAAAATATGGTTTACCTTCCTTAATTGATTAACTATTAAATATTTACAGAGATAATAAATAGTTAATTTTATATATATCAATATAGCCGATTAGAATAAAAGAAGTTCAGATGGCCTTGAACCATCGGGAGGCGGGGCAGTACCGTCATCGGCTGCCAGAATTTTTGCAAGCATTGGTTGAAGTCCAATTAAGCCCAATGGCTTAGAGTGTAGGAAAGCATGGAGGCTCAGGCACGGCAAAAATTTAGTTTCCCAACATACCATCATGCGTGGGTGAAATAAGAAGAGATGGCGTGTTTCGCTACGATAATGCGAGTGCTAATAGAAATATGCCGAATAGTCAAAATGACTTTCCAGTATTGGAGTAGGAATATTTCTAATTAATCTCAAGCTACTCATGCAAGAGGCATCTAACCAAATATCGGATTTTGATTCTAAACAGTCTTATTCGAGGCGTAGATGAACAACAATGAGCGTTGACTACTACGATAGTGTAGCAATCTGCGAGAACTGGTGTGGGTTATATATAAGTCCTAGGAACTCTGGTATATAATTTTTAAGGTTCGATTCCTTGTTCTCGCGCCATGCGGTGATGGCTTACGGGAAAGCTTTCATTGTTTACCTCCTTTCTTTTTATAAATAAGCAAATCTTCTAAGAAAAATTTTTAGGGATTTGCTTATTTTGTTATTGACAAATAAAAATATCTATGATATAGTATAACCAAGATAAAGAGCGGGAGGTAAATAAAATGAACAGAATAGACCAATATGTTGAATCACTTAGAGCCGATAAGAAATCTGAGCAGACAATAAAAAATTATGTCAAGTACATAAATGAGTTTATGAGATTCTGTGATAAGCCCGAAGAAGAAATCGGCAATGCAGAGCTGATTGGTTATAAGGCTACATTGACTGGCCTTAGTGCAAGCAGTATTAATCTCCGGCTTAGTGCCATAAAGAGTTATTGGGCTTGGCTTGAAGATATGAATGTTATTGATGATAATCCATTCGATAAAGTTAAAAAGCTCAAAAACAATCCTAAAGTAAAACAGTGTATGACGGCTAAAGATGTATCTAAGATGATGGCCACTACTGAATCGCCAAGGGCAAGAGCAATAATCTCTATATTGGCTTCAACTGGCCTCCGTTTTGCTGAGATGAATAGCATTACAATGAAACAGTATGAAGAATTTAGAGCTGGCAAAACAAATGATATAATCATTACGGGTAAAGGTAACAAACAGCGTAAAATATATATCAATGAAAAAACAATAATGTATATAGATAAGTACATAGCTGATGAAATTGCCAATGGGCGTAAGCATACAATGTTGTTTGAATCGTTTAAAGGTAATGTTATAAATGAAGCTAATGCTTGTAAGAGCCTCAAGCAAATAGCATATAGGGCTGGATTGAGCTATTGGAAAGAAATTAGTCCTCATTGGCTTAGAGCTGCTTGTGCTACTATAGCTAATAAAAACGGCGTTGATGTAGCTACAATTCGTGATATGCTTGGGCATAGTAATATACAGACAACTAATAGATATATTAAGTCATCTGAAGAAGATGTTGAAAATGTTATGAGGAAGGAGTTGTGGTAAAAAATGAATGAGTTCCCAGAAACAATAATATGGCATGAAATCACAACACGAGCTTTAACTGATGAAGAAAAAGCGGAGCATGCAGAGCGCGGCTATGAGGATTATGAAATACCAGAATATATGTTTTCTTGTGAAATGCCAGAAGATGGTCAAGAAATTCTCATTGCTACAAATTGGGGCGTTTCACAAGACGTGTGTACAATTGATGGCGATGGGATTAACAATTTATTTGAGCTTGAAACAAATGGCGATTGGGACGGAGTAAAAGCATGGGCGGCAATGCCAAAGTATAAAGAGGATAATCAAGATGACTGAATGTTGTATGAATTGTATTTATTATAGACGCTTGAAACACATTATATCTCCACACCATGAATCCGAAGAAAGTTGCTGTATTGTGTTTGCGTTTGAGCCTAATGGTTCGGTTTATAAAACTAATAGATGGGATATGTGCGAGTTGTTTACGCTTAAAGAGGATAAAACAAATGAAATATGAAATAATAGATACTATTAGAGAATATTATAAAGATGATGAATCTACGATTGTAGATTGTCTATCTTGGCTATCTACTGGTAATCTGCTTGAGCTTGTCGAAGTTGCAAGAGATGAACTTATATCTATGAATTATTGCCCTTATTGCGGTAGTAAGTTGCAGATATTTACTTATAGAGAATATCATCCTGAAGTTGATGAGCCTATGCGATTTGAAGAAAGAGCCGAAATGTGCTGTCCTAATTGTGATTTTAGTTAAGGAGTGAGATAAAATAGACGAACAGAATAATAAACAGCTTGAGCAGATAATAGCCGATACAATTGAGCCGAAACTTAAAGAATCGTTCAATCGTGGTATAATGGCTGGTTATGATGGTGCTATTAGTATAGTATATGAGCATTGTAAATCTATGACCAGCGCCAATAAGATAAAGAAATATCTAAAGAGTAAATTCGATGAATCTAAAAATCGAGTAAATAATCTAAATAAAACTGAATAAACCTATTGACAAATCTCCTTTCATGTGATATAGTGGTATCAACAAATAAAGGAGGTTTGTTTTATTTGAACGAACCAATATGGGTAAATTATCATAAACATTCTTCTCTTAGTAATAGATACATGAAAGATAGCCCATTACTCCCCGTCGATTATTGGAATGAGCTGAAGGCTCGATATGGCGATAAACCGTGTATTTATACTACTGTTGAACATGGATGGGCTGGTAATTATTTTAAGCAATATGATGACCTTGAAAAATTTAATAAAAAGAATAATACAAATATAAGATGGATTTATGGTTGTGAAGCTTATTGGGTAAAGAGTCGGCATGAGCAGGATAAATCTAATTGTCACATTATATTGCTTGCAAGAAATGATAATGGACGTAAAGCAATAAATAAAATTGTATCTATTGCTAATAAAGATGGATATTATTTTAGACCAAGAATCGACCTTGAGCTGATAAATCAATTACCACCTGATGATGTAATGATAACCACGGCTTGTGTCGCTTTTTGGAATAGATATAATGATATTGATTTCGTTGTAAAATCATTGGCTGAAAAATTTCCTCATTTTTATCTTGAAGTTCAAGCGCATAATACGGACAAACAGAAAGAAATAAATCAACATATACTTGATTTGCATTATCAATGGAAATTCCCGCTCATCGCCGGTTGTGATAGTCATGTAATAACTGAAGCTCAAATTGCAGATAGAAATGACTTGCTCGAATCTGGTCGTATTCATTTTGAAGATGAAGATGGTATGACGTTGGATTATCCAACCTATGATGTACTATTCCAGCGATTCAGAGAACAAGATGTGTTAGACGATGATGAGATAAAAGCGGCTATTGATAATACTAGTGTCATATTCGACTTTGAAGATATAAAGCTTGACCGTTCGCTTAAGGTACCTGTTATAAAATCATTAAGAAATAAAACTCAAAATGAACGCAATAGAGTATTTGAGAATATACTTAAAGACGAATGGAAAGCGCAAAAAAACGATATAAATACTGATAAATTATCACAATATCAGATTGAAATTCGGCATGATATAAATGAAATAGAATCGTGCAATATGGCTGATTATTTTATCTTGTCTTATTATATTATGAAGTATGGGCAAGAGAAATATGGCGGTATATTAACACCGTCTGGTCGTGGCTCTGCTGTTTCTATGTATCTCAATAAGCTCTTACGGCTTACTAAAGTTGATAAAGTAAATAGCCCTGTACTTATGTATTCTGAGCGTTTCTTAACTAAAGAGCGTGTTTTAGATAGCCATACGCCACCTGATATAGATAATAATGTTAGCGTAAGAGAGCCATTTATAGAAGCACAGAGAGAGCTTGTAGGCGAATTAGGTACATACGATTTGCTTGCTTTAGGCACATTGAAATTAAAGGCTGCTTGGAAGATGTATTCAAGAGCTTATAATATTGAGCCTGAAACGGCAAATGAAATATCTAAACAAATAGATAGGTACGAAACAGCTAAAAAACACGCCGAAGAAGGCGAAAATGTTGATATACATTTCTATATCGACTCTAAGTATCAAGATTTAATAGATGGTTGCCAGAAATATCTTGGCATATATGATACAGCTAAAGGTCATCCATGCGGCTGTCTTTGTTATGAAGGCGATATAGAATCAGAAATTGGTATATCGTTGTGCAAATCTGAAGCTACTGGCAAAGAGGTATTAGTAGCTAATATCGAGTCGGGTACAATAGATGCGTTTGGTTATCTCAAGCAAGACTATCTCATAGTTGACAGCGTTGGTTTAACATATGACGTTTATAAAGAAGCCGGTCTTGAGCCATTTACTGTCAATGAGCTACTTGTTAAGATAGAACATGATGATGCTACTTGGCAGATATATTCAGATGGTTATACTCAATGCGTTAATCAGTGTGAACAACCCAAGTCAACACAAAAGGTTATGAGGTATAAGCCGAAGAATATATCTGAGCTAACACAATTTATAGCCGCTATTAGACCATCATTCCAGTCGATGTATCATACGTTTGAATCAAGGCAACATTTCGATTACGGTATTAAAGCCCTTGACGATTTGCTTCAGGATGAATATTGCTCATCATCTTTTATTCTTTATCAAGAGTCATTGATGAAGGTATTGGGGTTTGCTGGCTTCCCTATGTCGGAAACTTATACTATTATCAAGGCTATTAGTAAAAAGAAAGATTATGTAATAAAAGATGCTCGACCTAAATTCATTACAAATTTTGCTAAAGCTATACTTGATACTGGCGAAACAGATGATATAGATAAAGCCCATGAGTTAGCCGAAGAAGTATGGACAATTATAGAAAATAGTGCCTCTTACGGCTTTAATAGTGCCCATGCTTATTGTATGGCTATTGATAGTGTTACAATAGCTTACCTTAAAGCTCATTATCCACTTGAATTTTACAAGTGTGTATTACAGCGATTTACAGATAAAGGCGAAAAAGATAAAGTATCATTTATAAAACAAGAAATGCTCAAGCGCGGCTATAAACTTAAAGACATACAATTTGGTGATGATAACCGGCAATTTAATATTGATAGAGCGCATAATTGCATAGTGCAAACTATGACAAGTATTAAAGATATGCCGAAAACAGCGCCTCAAGCATTATATGAATTAGGCCAAAAGAGCATTAAAAATCGAGCCGATTTATATCAAGCTCTCATGGATGATTCAAGAATCAATAGTAAAGCTTGTGATATATTATTTAAGCTTGGTTATTTTGGCAGATTATGCTCTAATCCTAATCGACTAATGTCCGAATATGAAATATATCAAAAATATATTTCAACAAAAGTCTTGACAAAATCAAAGTTTGATGATACAATGATTGAGCAAATAAGGCAATGTGCCGGTGAAGAATCTGATAAGCAATTCAGAGATATAGACAATAAGAAGCTTATCTCGTTATTTATTAAGCAAGCTACAATTCAGCCGTACAGTATAGCTCAACAAATCAAATGGCAAATAGAGCTATTGGGCTATTCAAATCTAACAGATTCAACACGAAATGCTAATGACTGGATAATAACAAATATCGAAAAAAATAGTTATGGTTCAGTATTTTTATCGTTATATAATATTTGTTATGGAGCTCATAGACGATATAAATTAGCTAAACAATATGTCAATAAATCAAGTGAGTTGTCTGTTGGAGATATTGTTAGATGTGTATTAGCTGAAAGAAATAAGTGGCGCAAAAATGAAAACGGCGAATTTGTTAAATCTGCCGAAATGGAAACTTATATTAAATGCTATAAAAGATTGGAGGATTAAATAAATGGATGCCGTAGAGTTTATTAAAGCTCGCAGACGGATGTACGGAAAGAATTGCATTAAAAAGAACATGATAACCGACAAACCTGAAGATGTTGTGTTTGAGGTTGAAAAATGGGCTAAAGAAAATCCCCTTAAAGCAAGACAGGATGAACTTCTAAAAATTTTTCCACATGCACAAAAAGACGAAACTACTGGTGCTATATCTATATGCCCTGCAACGATAAGCAATTCTCATAGAGATGAAGAGGGATGCTGTAATCAAATGGGCGTTTATTGTTCTGAATGCCAGAGTAAATTTTGGTTGGAAGAAATAGAATATAGTTGAGGTGATATAAATGCAATAACAGCTTGAAGAAATAAAAGAATTTTATTATGATATGGATAGTTTTCACGATAAACTCGAAGAATATACGGGTATTAAAGCAAATCCATGTATAGAATATCAATATTTCGATAGTTGCGGGGATTATATTGGGAGCAGTGATACAAGTAGTTTAGAAGATTTACTGGATGCGGCTTATATTGGAGTTAAGCAATGAGACTAATAGATGTTGATAGAGCAGAATTATATGATGTTATTGGGCGTAATGCGTTTAAGACGCGAGACGATATTAGGTATTTAATTGATATTCAACCAACAGTAGATGCTGTACCAGTTGTAAGGTGTAGGGATTGTTCGCATCGTAATAAAATTCTTTGCCCAATGATACATGAAACATTAGGCAATGGTCTTATTGATTATACTACTGATGACGGGTATTGTGATAGAGGTAAAAGAAAGGGCAAGATATGAAAAAAGGATGGATTTGTCCAAGATGTGGCAAAGTAAATGTGCTGTTTATTGGTTGGTGTGATTGTAAACCAGAAAGTGTTAGCGATACCGAAGATAGATGTTGGTGCGGTGGTAGGCATGAGTGGGTAAGGCTTCCCGATAAAGAGGGAATAACAGTCGCTCATGGCTTCAAATGTAGCAAATGTGGTAATTATAAACATGAATATCCCACAGGTGAGGGAATTTAATTAAAAGAAAGGATATGATGTAAATGAGTAAGGCTATTATGATTTTAGGCGCAAGTGGCGCAGGAAAGACCACAAGCCTTGAGAAGCTTGACCCTAAAGTAACATTTTATATTGATGCTGATGGCAAGGGACTAAGCTGGAAGGGCTGGCGTAAGCAGTATAATAAAGAGAATAAGAATTATTTTCGTTGTGATGACCCTGAGCAGATTTTTGGACTTATGCGGCAGATTGACGAAAAGCAGAAGCAAATTAAGTTCCTTGTTCTTGACACTCTAAATGGGTGCATGGTAGCTGATGAGATGCGTCGATCCAGAGAAAAGACGTATGATAAGTGGATGGATTTGGCACAGAGCGTCTATAATATTGTCGATTATTCTAATAAAATGCGTGATGATTTGACCGTTATTCTTATTGGGCATACTCAGACAAGTGATGATGGCTTTACTTGTATGCTTACTAATGGCCGCAAGCTTAATAAGATTTGCCTTGAAAGCAAGATGACTACTGTGTTGCTGTCTCGAATTAATGATAATGGCGATTATGTATTTGAGACACGAGCTAAGAATAGTACGGCTAAGACTCCACGTGGCGCATTTGATACTGACGAAATTCCTAACGACATTACGATTGTTCTCGATGCTCTGAAGGATTTTTGATAAAATAAACTAAAATGATGTAAAAATTAAAGGAGAAAATTATTTATGAAGAAGATTAACGATTTTGACAAGATTCAGGAAAATAGTAGTGGTTATAAGCGTCTGCCCGATGGTGGATATATTGTTGGCATAAAGAATGTAAGTGATGATTCTAATAAGGAATTTCTGAGAATTGAACTTGATGTATGCAAGGGTGAACATAAGAATTATTTTCAGAAGCAGTATGATGCCGATACAAGAGAAGAAAAGTGGTGGCCGAGAGATGGCGTTCTTATCAGGTCTTATCGTGAACGAGCCTTGCCGTTTTTTAAGGGTTTCATTACGTCTGTAACCAAGTCCAATAAGAATTTTGAATGGAATTGGCAGGAACAGTCTCTCAAGAATAAGATTTTCGGAGTTGTATTTGCCTCTGAGGAATACCAGAAGAATAATGGTAAGATTGGTACTCGCAGTTATATAGCAAGCGTACATAGTGTCGAGGCGATTGAGAAGGGTGATTTTACCATTCCTGAACTCAAGAAGCTTACTGTAACTGCTGCCACTAATAATTCTAACGGTGCTATTGTTAATCCCTTTGAAGATGATAGACCTATCGAAAGTCCGTTTGATGATAATTCCAGCCCGTTTGATACTGATGACGACAACATCTGGAGCGATTAAAAATAATATAAAATAATACTTGACAAAACCTCTTTTATGTGATATGTTATATAAGGGAGGTTTTGTTGAAGTGATTAATCTTACAAATAAATTTACAGCTATCGGTCAATTACAAGAAGCTAATGTCCAATTATATCCAACACATATTAAAATAAAATTATCTCTTAGTATAAACGATATAACATTAACATTATATCAAACCACATCTAAAAGATTCAACAGACAGCAATATGATAATATAATGTCGATGTTACCCAATTTACATTGCGAAATTGATGGTTGGGTTTATGCTAAGGGCGAACAATATTATAAGCTCAAACAAGATAAGCCAAGCCGATTACTTATATCTGGCAATTTATCGACTTATGCTAATCGAGTATTTTTTAATATGTGTTATATGCAATTTAGTAATATGGCTGATATGTTATCTATTGAGCTTGATGGGCAATGGATAAATAATCATCAATTCTTAAATGTATTATATTCAAGCCCAAGAGTATTCAATATTACGCCGCCTAATATATGGCAGGATGATTGTTTATATCACTTGAAATTAGGGTATAATGCTGGGTATAATATAATTGATGGTATTGTTCAATCAAATGATAATAGCGAATTATTTATATTGTCATATGACAAGTTGGATAAATATATTGATGATGAATTAAAAAAGAAATTATTACTTGAATGGGATATAATTTCTGAAAATTGATAGAGGTGCATGATGAAAGTATTAAGTTTGTTTGATGGCATTAGCTGCGGTCGATTAGCTTTAGAAAGAGCTGGTATTCCCGTTGAAAGATATGTGGCTTATGAGATTGATAAAAATGCAATTAAAATAAGCAAAGCCAATTGGGATGATATTGAGCATTGCGGCGATGTGACTATTGCTGATTTTAATCAATATAAAGATAATATTGATATTGTCCTTGGTGGTTCGCCCTGTCAAGGTTTTAGTTTCGCAGGTAAGCAGCTTAATTTTAACGACCCAAGGAGCAAGTTGTTTTTTGAATTTGTTAGAGCAATAGAAGAAGTCAAACCTAAATATTTTCTTCTTGAGAATGTTAAGATGAAAAAGGAGTATCAAGATACTATTAGTTCTTATCTAGGAGTCGAGCCAATAGAGATTAATTCTAATCTAGTTTCTGCTCAAAATAGGAAGAGGTTGTATTGGACCAATATTCCTAATATTAAACAACCTAAAGATTTGGGCATTATGTTAAAAGATATTGTCCATGAAACAGCTGGGGATAATATTGATTTAGAGCCATATAAAGTCCCCTTCAATAACAGTTTAATAATTCTTGACGATGAAGTAAAATCAAGAAAAATTGGATATTTTGGCAAAGACAGTCAGGGTGGAAGAGTATACTCTATACATGGCAAAGCGGCTACTTTATGTGGTGAAGGCGGTGGTGGGTGCGCAAAAATGGGACAATATTTATTTGGATGCATAACACCGGATAGATTAATAAAACGCCAAAATGGCCAAAGATTTAATGATGGAAAATATTTTTATACGTTAACTGCGCAGGACAAGCATGGCGTGTTTGTCAATGGATATATTAGAAAACTAACACCAATTGAATGCGAAAGGCTACAAACCTTACCAGATAATTATACTTGCGCAGTTCCAAATACGGCAAGATATAAAGCGCTTGGTAACGGATGGACGGTTGATGCAATTACTCATATATTGAGTTCAATCCCAGAAGAAGATAAAAATTAAATTAAAAACAACTCTTGACAAAAGCCTTTTAATGTGATAATATAAATACAACGAGAGGCTTTTATCTTTTATTTTGAGGAGGTAAAATAATAATGAAAAAAGTATCTGGGTCTATTAGTGTTCGCGCACTTGGTCACTATGATTTCGAGTTCTATGTAGATGATAATGTTACAGCCGAAGAGATTAAGAAAAAAGTAGATGAAGTGTGTGATTATGACATTAGTTATGATGTAGAACCGGGATATGAAGAATATACTGAAGTTCGTTATCGTAAGAAGGGCGCGTGGTGGTAATGATAAAATTTATTGAGAAGAAAAATAAAACGGTCGAATTCCACACGCTTAAAGTCGGAGATACATTCAAAAGTCCTAAATTTTCTGCACATTATATGAAGTTTGAATGTGTCATAAATACTAATGGAGATGCATATAATAGTATAAATCTTGACACTGGGACATTAGTAAGGTTTAGTGGTACAGATGATGTATATGTTGTAAATCTTACGGTAGAAGTGGAATATTAATATGTCTGAAATAAAATGCCGAGTATGCAATAAACAAATAGATAAATCACAAGCAATACAAATTAAGCCAAGAATATATGTATGTTGCGATGAATGTAAGCAAGCATATGAAAGCAAAGGTAAACCGACCAAGCCAGTAAATAATAGTCGAAAAGAATTGCTTAATTATATCAGTCAAATTTGTCCCAATGCTAATTTTGTTGTTGTTAGTAGTCAACTAAAAAAGATGATGGCCGATTGTCCTAAGATGACTTATGGCGGCATAAAATATACTATATGGTATATAGCTAATCATGCTGGTAAAGATGTATCTATATCTCCATTAGGGCTTGTGCCTTATTATTACGACGAGGCGGCTAATTATTATAAATGGCTAAAACAAATAAAAAATCAAATCATTGCTTATGATTTTGTTCAAAATGAAGAAACGGTCATTAAAACGATTAAAGAAGAGGATGTGTTTGATTGAGATTGTGTGGCCATGATTGTATACCGTGTTGTATATTTTGTAAATATATGATACCTGATGTAGAAAATTCTATTAATTTTGGACTGAAAGGATGTAATCTATATCTCGATGAAGAACATCAAGAAATTGCTGATGCTTGTGGATATTGTGACAATTTTGTTTATATGAATGCAGAAGATAAAATTTAATTAATTCCGCTCTAGTCTCTTATGAAAGAGGTGATAATTGTTGTATGATGTTCAATCGGCAAGATTACTTCTTGGAGCATTGCTGATTAAACCAACATTTATACTTGATGATAAATACCTACTAAGTAAAGCCGATTTTTCAGCGAATGAATTCCATCAAAGATTATATCAAGCTATTAACGCCTTGGCTAAAAAAGGTTGTCGATCAGTATCGGCTATTGATGTATATAATTTGTGTAGAAATAATCAAATAGTCAAAAGAGTATTTGACGATAACGATTTGTCTGGTTTTATAGATACGATTAAACAATTAGCTAATATAGATAATTATGCTTTATATTATGAAGCCGTAAGAAAATGTAGCTTGCTTAATTCGTATAGTGATGCTGGATTTAATATCAGTAAGTTCGAGCATGATGTTGAAAAGTATGGTATAGAAGATATAGTTCAATATTATGAAGGGCAACAGATAGCTATAAAAAAGCAATTTTATCAAGATAAATCTGTCAAGGAGTATAAGGCTGGCGATGGATTCGCTGAGATAAAAGAAGGCTTTAAGGTTGAGCCAATGTATGGCGCAAGCACATTTAGCCCAATGGTTAATACTATAACTCGTGGCTGGATTTCAGGACAGTTATCTGTATATGGTATGCCAAGCGGTACTGGTAAATCAACTATTGGCTTATATAATCTTGTTAAAGTATGCTGCCCTGAGATATGGGATGATAAGTCCGATAGATATATAACTAATCCGTGTTATCAACACAAAGGCGGCTTATATCTCGAATGGGAGATGGATGCCAAAAGAGAAGTAACACCTAAACTCGTATCGTCTATAAGCGGCGTTGGCACAAGAACAATACTCGACGGCAAATATCAAGAGGACGAGGAAGAGCGAGTAGATAAGGCTATCGATATACTCAATCGGTCTAATATCTATATCGTCTGTATGCCTAATTTTACTGTTGATATGATTGAATCATATGTAAAAGATTATGTTATAAATCATAATGTACAATATATTGTATATGATTATATAACCGATGGGGCTTCTGCCTTTAATGATTTGGCTAAGAAAAATGGCGTATCGACTCGCTCCGACCAAGCACTTGCGGCGATTGCGTCTAAGCTTAAAGATATAGCCGTTGATTTGAATGTGGCTATTATGAGCTTTACACAAGTTAATGCTAATATAAATACTCAAGAAATATTAGATGCTGGCGTTATTGCTGGTTCAAGGGCGATTCAAAATACCTGTGATATATTGGGTATTATGTCTCCATTGCGTAAACAAGAACAAGAAGTATGTGATATGGTAATGGAGAGTAAATTTGCTGGTAGCAAAATCAAACCCAATCGTGTATTGTCAATGGCTAAAGTTCGTTTCGGCTCAGAAGAACAAGGTATTAGAGTATGGTGTTTTGTTGACTTAAATACTGGTCATGTTACAGATATGTTTGCTACCAATAAATTTAATCAACTCATAAATCTCACCTCAACAAATCTAATATATAAAAATTCTTGACATAACTAATCACGTATGTTATAATCGTCTCAGAAAGGAGATGATATTATTTGATAGATATTGAAGCGCTTAAAGCAAAAATAGATTCAGATGATATTATCTCCTTATTAGATTCTTTGAATGTGCCGTTGGTTAAGGCCAATGAGCAAGCAATGATATTTTATTCTGCTTGTCATTGGCATGACGAGTGTGAAAAACATAAGCCAAAATTATATATATATCCAGATGGCACGTGCCACTGTTATTCATGCTCATTTCACGGGGATATAATAAGTTTAATTCAGCAAATAAAACAATGTGACCTTAAGCAATCTATTGCATATATTTGCAAGATTCTGCATATAAATACAAATGAATGTATGCAGAATACGGCTATTGACCCTTGGCAAAAAGAGTTGAAGAGATTCTTACCTAATGCCGAGCCTGATGAAGTTGATATACCGATATACGACAAACAAGTTATAGATTTATTTGAGCCGATGCCTCATCAATCTTGGCTAAATGATGGCATAAATCAAGATGTAATGAGTCGATTTAATATAGGATGGTATAGCCGTAATGCTCAAATAACTATACCTATATTTAATACTAGCAGCGATTTAATTGGTATTCATGCGAGAAACACCCGTAAAGCATTAGTTGATAAAGGGCTTAAATATCAACCGCTCAAAACATTAAACTGTGAATATAAATTTCCAACAGGACAAGTTACATATGGGCTATATGAACAGCAAGATAACATACAAGATAATAAGCAAGTTATTTTGTATGAAGCCCCAAAATCGACCTTACAGAGTTTATCACAAGGTATTGATATTCCGGCATTAGGAATGTTTGGCTGGAATTTTAATAAATTGCGCCGCAATATGCTATTAGAATATAATATCAATTCCGCGATAATAGCTCTTGATAAACAATATATTCAGCCTAATGGTACTGAATTTGATATATATGTTAAACAAGTAAAAAAAATAGCTAATCTATTTAAGCCATATTGTGATGTATATGTGCTATATGATGATAAAGGTTTATTAGATTATAAGGATAGCCCGATAGATAAAGGTCGAGACGTATTTGATAAATTATATGAAAGGAGGATAAAATTATAAGATATGAATCCAGACGTGGTAATATTTAGCATAGCAATGTTTATGGGCGTTATTTTAGCATTAAACTGGAACGATATAAGACGTAGATAAAGGAGCTGCTTATTATGACTGAAAAAGATTTGGAAATCCAAGAACTTAAAGCCGAAATAAAAGAGCTTAGAACTAAACTAGGGCAGTATCAAGAGGGGCTAAACTGGACTAGAGATAGACTAGTAGAAACTGAAAATACATTAGCTGTTTGTAAGTCGGACTTGCAAAAAGCCGTTGTCTACGACTGCCGTTGTTCTCTTTGTGCTAAAATGTCTGATTGTGTAAAATCTGATAATGAACTAACACAATATAATTGTTTTAAATGGAGAAGAGAAAAATGAGGAATTTTTTGGCGATATTATGTGTTATTGCTCAGTGGGTGGCATTTGGAATATCTATATATGCCGCTAAGATAGATGGTGGCGCAATGTGGATATTAATATGTATTATATGGGGAGGATTGAGCGTATTAAGCACAATAGATATAATATCGAGAGGGATGAAATAAGAGCGCTTGCTATTGCTAGTGGCTCTGTAATATTCATTAACATGTTATTGCCTTTGCTCGATAGTCTTACAAGTATGGCTATTAGCGCTATAAATAAGACTGTCAATAAATGGTCTTTAGATATGGAACTTGATAAGCGAGAAGCTGAAGCTGCTGCTGAAACAATATCCCCGGCTGGTGCAATTACTCAAGCAATAGGTTTCGAAATTCCTAGTGAATCATATGATGATGAATATTATGAGGAGAAAAAGAGATAAATGGTAAAAGGCAACGGCACAAGCCGACCGTATCTGCATATGATAGGTGGTTCATCTACTGATGTAACTGGCTCAATGCACCATCTGAGATTTAAGAAATATTCATTACTTCTTGATTGCGGTATGATACAAGGCGGCGATATAGTCTCAGTATATCAAGCTAATAAAAATCAGATAAAATCAATTAAAGCTAATGAGATAGATTATATTATTCTATCTCATGTGCATATAGACCATAGTGGGCTTATACCGGCTTTGTTTGCTAAAGGCTGCAATGCTCATGTATATGTACCAACTGGCTCTATTGATTTTCTTAAGTTACTATGGGATGATAGCTTAAAAATTCTTACATCTGATTGTCAAAAGATAGAGGCTAAACATGGTCGTAAAGCAAGCCCACACTATTCGACTAATGATATATCTAAGGCATTAATGAGATGTATAGAGGTTGATTTTAATAAGCCATATGAAATCAATGATTCTATTAGTTTTACTTATTATCCAGCCGGTCATATTATTAACTCAGCTCAAGTTATGATTGAGTTAAAAGAGGGCAACATAGCTAAACGGATAGGGTATACCGGCGATATAGGCGGAAATACATCTCGTCCTTATGTTGACGATAAGCAGATATTACCATTTGTTGATGTACTGATAGGCGAGAATACATATAATAGTCCAGCTCGACCTAATAGCATTAAAGACCGACCTAAGGATGAAGAAAAATTAATATCTATTATAAACGAATATAGTAAAATATTAATTCCAACATTTTCTTTAGGCCGCACTCAAGAGATATTGACTGTGCTATATAATCTTTGGAATAGAGATAAATTAGCTTGGCCGTTATCGGTATATCTTGATAGTCCATTGGCAAGCAAGATTAATTCTATTTGGCCTGATTCATATGAGTGGGATAAAATAAGCCATTGGCCTAATTTGAAAGTTATTGATTCATGGGAATCATCTGTTCTTCTACAAGAATCTAAAGCTCATTGTGTAATCATAAGTGCGTCCGGGTTTCTTCAGGGCGGGAGAATAATGAATCATCTTAAAACGGCTCTACCTCATTCAAATAATCATCTTATATTTGTTGGATATGCTGGTGATAACAATCTTGCGAGTCAAATTAAATCTGGTCAAAAAGAAGTAATGATTGATGGGGTATTGGTACCCAATAGAGCAAATATTACCGAGCTTCGCTCATTTTCGTCCCATGCCAGTTATGAAGAATTGATGGATTATTATGTTAATCGATGTCGGTATAACAAAATCGCATTAGTACATGGCAACTATGAGGATAAAGTAGAATTTGCTCATACGCTACAAGATGAACTCATATCTCAAGGCAAATCGGCAAGAGTAGTTTGTACTCAAGAAAATCAAAAAATATACATATAAATACTTGACAAAATGACCTCTTTATGATAAAATTAATTTACAATCTATAAGGAGGTCATTTCTTATGTTTAATGAGTACGAAACCAGAATATGCGAAGATTGTTTGCACAAGCCCGTTTGTGTTTATTTGCTTGTAAAGGGCACAACAAGTGAATGCGACTTTAAACAGACAAGAGAGCAGATAGTTAAAAGCTTAAAAAAGAATAATCTGAACTGGCGAAGAAAATGTCAGAGGCTTAGAGCTAAGAATAGAAAGCTTCGGGCTAAAATCAATGAGGTGATTAGTTGAAAGTTAATCCTAAACTGCCCCAAGTTTCAAGCGGTACATTTATCAATGATTATCTATCAACTTGTGGCGTAAAAGATATAGATAAATATCTTTGTCCAGATAATAGTTGTTTTGATTCACCTTGGGATTACCTCAATATGGAAGAAGCCGTCGAGTTATTAAATGTAGCTATACGTGACGAACGTGTAATAGGGATATTGGTCGATTCTGACCTCGATGGTTGTGCTTCCGCAGCTCTAATGACAATATTCCTAAGGATGCATCTTAGAACAAAACGAATCGACCCTATCATATTTCAACATACTGGCAAGCAACATGGGTTAAATGATGTATTAGACGATATAATAAACTCGTCTGTTGATTTACTTATAATTCCAGATGCTAGTTCCAATGATAGGGCTGAATGTATGGCATTGGCTCAACATCATATTAGAACTATTGTCCTTGACCATCACGAAATATTAAATAGCAATCCATACGCCATAGTAGTAAATCATCATTTAGGCAATGGACTTAATACGGCTCTTAGTGGCACTGGCGTAACAGATAAATTCGTTAGAGCATATTGTGACAAATATGGTTATAGTAGACCGTTTTTTGATGATTTAGTTGCTATTAGTCTCATATCTGATGTATGTGATATAACAACATTAGAAAATCGAGCCTATCTGTATAGTGGGTTAAATAATGTTACCAACCCATTCTTACGATTATTGTTTGAAAAGAATGGTAAAAAATATGGCTATACACCTGAAGCTATAGCATGGGGTATTGCGCCGTTGGCTAATGCATTAGCAAGAGTTGATAATCAAGAGACTAAATTGTTGTTCTTTAAGGCTCTTGTAGGTGATATAGATGGCAATGAGGCACTAACAGATTTAAGGCGAATTAAACGTCAGCAAGATGAAGCGGTTAAATTAGCTACTAATATCATCGAGCCAAAATTAAATCTTGACCATAAGGTAATTATTGGGTTTGGTGATGTAGAGGATAAAAATTATCTTGGCTTAATAGCTAATAAATTTGTTAGTAAATATAATAAGCCAACTATATTGCTTAGAGAGTCTAATAATACAACATGGTCTGGCTCGTTGCGTAGTCCAGTTGAATTAGCCGATAAAATCAATACATCTAAGTTTGCTAAAGCTATAGGGCATCAATCGGCTTGTGGCATAGTAGTTAAGAAATCACAGCTAAGGCGACTTGCTAATTGGCTTGATTCACTTGACTTAGATGTTCAGCCCGATATACCTGTTACGGCTATTGTTGATTTTAACGATATATCTGTTGAGTTGTGTGAAATAATAGATTCTAATAGGCAATTATGGGGGCATGGCTTAGATTCGCCTACATTTTACATATCTACTATTGTTACTCAAGACAATATGGCTGTGTTCAAAAAGAGTACAAATACCATTAGAATATCACTGGGAAATTTAACTTGTTTGAAGTTTTTTGCTAAAGATGAAGATATATCCATGCTGACAAGTAAAAAAAAAATTAGGCTTGAAATGATAGTAAAAAACTGTAAGGTTAATGATTATAATAATGTTTTTACGCCCCAATGTGAAATAGATAGGTATGAAATAAGTGACGTTGAAGATGGCAATGAATTAAGTTGGGAGGATTTGTTTAAGTAATGATTTATTTAGACCATGCGGCTACCTGTCCGACAGTAAAATATTCTTGTTCTAATTATGGCTCATTTTTTAATCCTAATGCTAACTATGCTTATAAAGAAAAGCAGTTACTGCGAGAATGTGAAGATAGAGTAAGGACAGCTATTGGAGCTAAGAGCGGCAAGATTATTTTTGGTGGTACGACTAGCCAGCTGATTGAGAATTTGATGAATGCCGCAGTCAATGAAACTAACTTTTATCACGTTGTGTGTTCTGTTTATGAGCATGATAGTTGTTTTAGATTTCATCAGAGCACTGTCAACAATGTTGAGTTTCTGGATAGGTTGCTTGAATCTTATCAGAGTTTCCCCGAAGATTATGATAAAGTTTTTGTAATGTGGCAGGGAGTTAATAATATAACAGGTGAATTTTTTCCCGTCGCGGAGATTGGTAAGTCTTGCCGCAAACACGACGCTTTTTATATCTGCGACATGACTGCTATGATTGGACATACATCAATTCCTGATAATATCGATGATTGGTGTGATTGTGCTGTATGGAGTGGACACAAATTGGGAACGGAACTCGGCATCGGGGCTATGTGGATTTCTGATGAGCTTGATAAATGGTTCAATGGGTTTAAGCTCCACGGTACGCCCAACCTTGCTGGGGCTTTGGCTGTGGTTCAGGCTGTTGAGGAAGCTTGTGATAAAGATAGATTAATTAGCTATGAAAATAAATGGTCTGATTTGGTTAATGAGCTTGACAGCAGTTTAGACAAAATAAATATCAAGCATAATTTTATTCCGGTTGTGGGAGTAGAGGAAGCTGGCAAACCTTTTGCTTTAGCAATCAATGCTATTCATTTACCCGGAATTAACGCCGATTCTCTTCAACAGTATCTTGCTTCTAAACAAATTTATGTCGGAGCAGGGCATAGTTCTTGTGCAGATAGCGCAGATTATATGACGCTAATGAGTGGTTATGGTCTAACCAAACAAGAATCTAGTGAAGTTATCAGAGTTTCATTTGGCAAGGATAGTAGTGTTGAAGATGTTGTTACACTAGTTGAGGAAATCAAAAATTTTAAGGAGACATATATAGATTGAGCAGAGCAAGAAATTGGCTGAAGAAAGTCAAGAAAACTGATAAACTTGGCAAATCACTGGCTCTAAAATGCCGTTATTGTGGTATGCTTATTGGTAAAGAAATATATGATATGGATGAGCCGTGGGGATATACTTGTAAAATTTGTGGCAAGCAACCTTATATTGAACTGAAAGAACTAATAGATAAGAATAGGAATTTTAAGCTTAATGAGGTAAATGATGATGCGTGGATATCATAAAATAGAAACAGTATTTAATCGTTCTACTGATGGCGATAAGAGACTCGTTTGGGGCGATTATAGAAATGAAGCTGTTGAGTATCTTGCTGATAATATTTGGCAGTTCACAGAAAAGATAGATGGAACAAATATTAGAATACATTGGGATGGACATGATGTAAAAATAGGCGGCAGAACTGATAGAGCACAGATTCCCAATCATCTCATGGATTATCTGAGCGCAACATTTCTTACACCTGAAGTTGAAGGACTGTTTGAACAGACTTATGGTGAGAAAGATGTAATTCTGTTTGGTGAAGGCTATGGCGCTAAGATACAAGGCTGTGGCGGTGATTATCGTTCTGATGTATCGTTTATCCTGTTTGATGTATTGATTGGCGATAATTGGCAGTCTCGTGAATGGGTCGAAGCTACGGCTAAAATGTTCGATGTTGATGTCGTTCCTATTGTTCTGGAAGGTACTATTGGTGATGGGATAGATTATGTAATGCACCATAATAACTCTACTATTGGCAATGCAATAATGGAAGGCGTTGTTGGTAGACCTAAAGTTGAAATGAAAGACCGACTCGGCAATAGAATAATCGTTAAAATTAAATGGAAAGATTTTAAGAATTTCGTAGAATAATACTTGACAACCTCCTTGATTTGTGATATATTATGGTTACATAAATCAAGGAGGTTATTCAATGAACATCAAAAAATCTGATAAGCTCAAGAAATGCGCAATAGAGATAATAAAATATTGTAATAAAACCAAGAATTGTCACGAATGTTGTCTTTGTGTTGATGGATTTTGTCCATTTAATTCCGCTCCAAGTGGATGGGATTTTGAATATGAGGAGGACGAGTAATGAATAATGGCAACGTGATAACAAGCTTAAATACTCTTGAATGCGACATATGGAAGAGGTATAATTGCATTTGTTCTTTTATAGAAACTTCGCCCAATTCTAACAAATTTGAAATTCGTTGCCAATTCAAAGACGCAATTAATTCGTCTTGGACATTTACTTATGTATTTAATATATACGATTTAATAACCAATTACAACTCTGTTTTAGGCAAGATTATAATTGAGCTTGAAGAAGAATGGATGAATAGGATATATAGAATATGAATAAGATATATAAATTGGCAGACGATTATATTGGTACGCTCGATAAGATATGTCATAACCTTGAACTCGCATGGAAAGAGCATTGCCGAAAATTGCTTTATGCCGAAGAAATCTTGACAAATTCACACATATCTGATATAATCTCTTATAGAAAAGGGGTGGATTGGAATTGGCTAAATCTGGTTGGGTTGAAATAAAAAAGAAATATAAGATATATTCGACAAGAAAATATAATTCTATTAAAAGAATATATTCCAGCCCAGCCGAATTTGAAGCCAAGGTAAGAGCCGAGCCTTATCATATGATACATGAATATCTTGATAAGCCATTCAAAAACGCCGACACTCTTATTCTTGAGTTATTCCCCGGCTTACACGTATCGCTTGAAAGATGCAAATGGTGCTGTTTATATCTACTTAAACAAAATGAAGCCAAAGGACATACCAAATTAAGTGCAAGTATATTATTTAATCAAATAAACCAAAACTATCCCGAGCTTATTGATTATGTATATGAAGCTGTTACGACTTGGGATAGAATATATTATGATAAATCGTCTAAGGCTACAAGTATAGCGAGCACATATTGCAATGAGTCACTTGTTGCCGAAGAGATAAAAAAGCGAACAAACAATCCGCTTATTGATAACATGGATTGGCAAAAATATCGTAATATAGATGATATTGAACTTACCGATGAGCAGATGAGTTTGCTTGGGGCTGTTTGTAATAATAGTATTGTTATGCTGAATGGCAGCGCCGGATGTGGCAAGACTTCCGCTACAAAAGCATTAACACAAATGCTGTATGATAATGGTAAATCATTTACCCTATTAGCTCCAACTGGTATAGCTGCAAAACGGCTTAGGCAAGCAACAGGCAAAGATGCTTCTACTATTCATCGATTTTTAGCAAGTGGGCAATCTATGGGCGAATATCTTATAATAGACGAAGGGTCGATGCTGGGCATAAATCTATTAGGGCTATTATTTACTAATCTATCCAAAAAGACTAAAATAATTCTTATTTGTGATGAAGCTCAGTTAGCATCAATATCTTGTGGCAACATAGTAAAAGATATAATAGATAGTGGCATAGTCCCAATAGTTAATCTGACTCATGTATTTCGATATGGTACAAGCGGACTTACAACTATAGCTACTGATGTTCGCACAGGTAAAGAAATATCGCCCGATACAAATTTTGATGATTATTCATTTATTCAAATAGATAAAAAGCCGATAAATGATATATTAAATGTATATGCCGAATTACTTGAAACATATAAACGAGACGATATATTGATATTATCTCCGTTTAATGTTAGAGAAGCCGGTACATACGTTATAAATAAAGCCATTCAAGATAAATATAATTCTAATCCAACGTTAACATCGTATAATAGACAGTCTGTTGAAATAGACTTCAAAGCCGATGATATAATAGTTAATACAGAAAATAACTATCACATGATGGGCGAAAATTTCTCTGATATACCTGTTATGAATGGGGACATTGGCAGAGTATTGGATTATTATGAATCGAGTGGGCTGCTTGAGGCTCAGTTTGAAAGCGGCATAGCTTATCTTGAAAAGGGCGATATATATAAGCAACTATTAGGCTATTGTTTAACCGTACATAAAGTACAAGGCATGCAAGCCAAAGCCGTAATTGTTGTTATTGATAAAAGTCATGGTTTCTTTTTGACACGAAATTTGTGTTATGTGGCTATGAGCCGTGCGCAAGAAAAATTGGTAGTAATCGGCGATATAGATACCATAAATGAATCACTAAAAATTCAAGAAGAAAAACGCCGCAATACTTGGCTAAAGGAGTTGTTAGTAAATGGCAATTAAAGTTGATACTATCGGTCAACTTATATCTGTTTTATCAAAATATAACCCTAACACGCCTATTCGCGTCCGTAGAGGTAATAAATTAGTTGATATTAGTGACATTATATCTGTCATTGATATAGATAATAGTAAAAACTCAAGTATATGTATATGGATTAAGGAGGATTGATTATTTGATTGTATTGTATTCAACTCATTGTCCTAAGTGTAAGGTGCTCGAAATGAAACTCAAGCAGAAAAATCTATTTTATACAGAAATAGATGATGTAGATACTATGCTTAATAAGGGCATCAAGACTGCGCCTTATCTTGAAGTTGATGACAAACTTATGGATTTTAATACAGCAGTGAAGTGGGTGAATAATCAGTAATATATGGATATAACACTAAAGCTTACTAAGGATTTTGAACGTTGTCTTGATGACCTGAAGAAAAAGTATGGTGAGGAGTTTGAATATATTAATGGTATTCATCCCAGCCAGCTTGATTTTAGTGAATTTCTCGATAAATTTGTCGATAAAGACACTATGGCCGATGCAACCATAGACCCTAACGCCAATGCAAGACATAAAGACATTCGTTCATTTATGACCGAAAAGGGCAAGAGTGAAGATAAGCTCTTTGGGCTTAATAAAATATTCCTTGAGATTAAAAAGCGTTGGGGGCTGAGAACGGCTAAACAGTGGCTTGAACAAGAGTTTAGTAAGGGTTTTTATTTGAATGATTCGGCTACGGCTAGTTATTTTCCTTATTGCTGGGCTAATGATTTTACTCGACTGGCTACCGAAGGTCTGTTCTTTATCGAGGGTTATAATAATCAGCCTCCTAAACATCTTACGACATACTTTGACGATGTAATAGAGTTTGTATCTTTCCTCTCGAATCGGCAGTCAGGCGCGGTCGGTATGCCTAATGTTCTTATTTGGGCATATTATTTTTGGAAGAATGATGTAGCTAATGGATATTATCTAAAAGACCCCGACACATATCTTAGACAGAATTTCCAGAAACTTGTATATCGTCTCAATCAGCCGTTTCTTAGAATAGACCAGTGCGCCTTTACAAATGTAAGCATATTTGACCGACCTTATCTCGAATCTCTATTTGGCGGCGTTGTATTTCCCGATGGCTCATGCGCTATTGACCAGATAGAAGAACTGATAAAGTGTCAGCAGACATTTATGGAGGTAGTAAGTGAAATTCGAGACGAACAAATGTTCACTTTTCCGGTTTTGACCTACTCTCTGCTTTATCAGGACGGAAAGTTTATTGACGAGCCGTTTGCAAAATGGTGCTCAACTCATAATATTAAATGGTCTGATAGTAACTTTTTTGTAAGTGATAATGTGGGTGTATTGAGTAACTGTTGTAGACTGTTGTCTGATACTAAGAAGCTCGATGCGTTTATCAATAGTATCGGTGGCACGGCTCTTTCAGTTGGTTCTTGCCGAGTAAGCACAATAAATCTTGTTCGCATAGCTTATGAGAGTGAGTTTGATAAAAAGAAATACCTCAAAATACTTAAAGATAGAGTGCTGCTTGATTGTAAGGCGCTCACATCTATGCGACATATTATTGAGCGAAATATAGAAAAGGGACTGCTTCCCAACTATCAGGACGGCGCTGTCGAGCTTGACAAGCAGTTTTGTACTATCGGTGGCATCGGTATGTATGAAGTAATGGATTTATTTAGTTTTATTTATACAGATGAGTTTGGAAATAAGTCTTATTCGGATGAAGCCGTTGATTTCGCTACGCAGATACTTGATACAATCAATACTGTTAAAGATAATTTCGAGTGCGATTTCAGCTTTAATGTAGAGATGATCCCCGCAGAGAATTGTGCCGGTGTTATTTGTACTGCTGATAATCTGCTATTTGAACAGGATAAATATTTTATTTATTCTAATCAGTGGGTTCCACTTACTGAGAAATGCACAATTCAGGAAAAATGCCGTCTTGGGCATCTGTTTGATGCTAAATGTGGTGGTGGCTGTATAGCTCACATCGACATTGAGAATAGGTTCCCCAATGAAGAAATGGCGTGGAATATGCTTAATTATGTTGCATCTCAAGGCGTTATTTATTTTGCTTTTACAACTAAGATAAATGTATGTGAAGATAAACATGCTTTTATTGGCGCACAGAATTGTCCTCAGTGTGGTAAGCCTGTGAATGACTATTACTCACGCGTAGTCGGCTTTTATACCCCAGTTTCAGGTTATCAGGCAATTCGTAAGAAAGAATTTAATAAGCGCCAGTGGTATAACGTACTTGACAAAGATGGTATCATGTGATAAAATAAGGTTAAAGGATATAGTGATGGAGGACTTTGTTAACTACAAAGTCCCCTCTATGTTCCTTATAACGTCAATATGTGATTGGAAATGTTGTAAAGAAGCTAATATAGATATATCTATATGTCAAAATCAATCGTTGGTTAAACAACCAACTAAGACATATTCATATGAATCTATATATCAAGCTTATATAAATAATCCAATCACAAAAGCAATAGTAATAGGTGGCTTAGAACCATTCGACCAATTTGAAGAAATATTTCAACTAATTCTTTATTTTAGAGCTAAAGGCTGCGACGATATGTTTGTTATATATACTGGGTATGATAAGCACGAATTATCTGAGCTATATATGCTAAGGATGCCGAAAAATATTACTGTCAAATTTGGCCGATTTAAGCCGAATAATAAACCGCATTTTAATTCTGTATTAGGCGTTAATCTAATAAGTGATAACCAATATGCAGAGGTGATAAGTTGAGAATAGAAGTAACAAGCGACGAAAATAAAAAGCAAGAAATAAGGGCAGCATTAAAGGCTAATGACAATTATTGCCCATGCAGACTTAAGCATATACCAGAAAATAAATGTATGTGCAAAGAGTTTAGAGAGCAAAAATCTGGATGGTGTCATTGCGGACTTTATTGCAAATATAAGGAGTGATATATTGATAAGAATATTTGAAGGTGAACTTGGTCGAGAAAAGCATCTTATGGATATTGATGAGAATGAATTCAAAGTATATCCAAATAAAGGTGAACTTATAGCCCTTGAAAGTAATGAAGAAAATGACGATTATACAGTATGGGAAGTAATTAATATGCTTCATGACTATACTATTAACGAAATGAATATATTTGTTAAAAGATATATTTGGCCAGATGAGAGGTAGAATTTATTGATTAAAGTTGAAAATATAGAAACATTTGGTTGGGAAGCGGCTCTTCGCGGTATGCGAAACCCTAAGCAGAGTCATGCTAAATCGGACAGTTATAACACCGAAAGTAACGGCTATTATGTCGGCGAAAATGATATGAAACTTGCGTCAGCTCTTGTTAAAGCTGGAACAGAACACAGAAAGTTTACTCGAATGATTCACATCCAGATGGATATAACAGCACCTATGTTTTGGTGGAAAGAAATGGACCAGTATCGAGTGGCAACGACTACAAATGGATGTTCTACTATGCACAAATTATTAGATAAGCCATTTGTAGTAGAGGACTTTACTTTCGATAGTTTACCGGGATATAAAAGGGAAATCAAGCAATTTAGGCCTGAAGTTGATGAACAGGAAGAAATTTGGGCTGAAATTCAAAATTCTTATAAAATAAGTAATTGCGGACGTGTTAAAAATAAATATGGGCGCGTTTTAGGAGGTAGCCTACATAAAGATGGGTATATTTTTATTACTTTGAACGGCAAACAAATCCCCCTACATCGGCTGGTAGCCACGGCATTTATTCCAAACCCTGAAAATAAACCGGAAATAAACCATAAAGATGGGAATAAGCAAAATAATTTTGTGGATAATCTTGAATGGTGTACACGTTCCGAAAACCAGACACATGCAGTGGAAAATAATCTGCAACCAAAACCCGTTAATACTTATAAGGGGAAATTTTCTTTAGAACAAAGAGAAGAGATTAAGCGTCTATGGAACGAAGGAGTGTCTGAGCGCCAAATTGCGAAACAATTCAATGTATCACATTCTACAATTTGTTCTATTATAAACGATAAATATAAATATGCCGACCAAGTAAACATTTATCAAGAAGTTGCAATACCTTTGGTAGATACTTTGAATGAGCTAAGAGACGCTTACTTTATGTGCGAAACGGAAGAGGGGAAAAAGAAAATCTGGTATTCCATTATTGAATTGCTCCCATCCTCTTACAACCAGAAGCGTACATGGGACGGTTCGTTTGAAACAATACTTAATATTATGCATCAGAGAGATGGGCATAAGCTCAAAGAGGAGTGGGAGCCGTTTAGACGGGCTTGCTTTGATAATATCCCTTATCTTGAAGAATTTTATAATATAGCTTATAAGAAAGGAGAATAATAAAATGCACTTTAACGGATATGACCCCTTTACAACATCTCTTGATGCTACAGTTACAACATCTCTTGATGCTACAGTATATATCACCCCAGGAATACTTAAAAGAATACTCGGCGATACTCCTATAATGTTTTATCCTAAAGACAACCCCGTGCTTGGTATATCGATAAAAGACGTTAGATTCTCGCCTCCTGCAACAATAGTATTTTGGTCAGATAATACCAAAACAGTCGTAAAAGCTCAGAATGGTGAACCGTTCGATGCTGAAAAGGGACTTATGGCTTGTATTGTTAAGCGTATAACTGGCAATACTGGTCGATATAATGAGCTGTTCAAGAAATATATCAAGGAGGATAAGTAATGGTTAAGAAGCTTGATACGCCTATCATTGCCGATGCAAGCACAATAGATGTTGACGTTAATCAGTTTAAGTCATGGGGTAGAGAAACATGGTATAATACATTCGTTGTAATGTTTCTTAAAATGAATAATAAAGAAATAGCCGATTGTGCCGATAACATTGTCGAAGCCGTTTGTGATGCAATGGATATTTCTACTATTAAACATTATTATGAAGATAATGACAGAACACTTGAATCTGAGGCAATCAATGATTGATATAAAAATAAAACGTCTTACTGATACGGCTACCATTCCGACCAAAGCTCATTTTAGCGATGGGTGCTTTGATATTTATGCCGATTGTCCTAACGATATGTTTTATGATTGGGATAAACGAGAAGATGTAAATGGTATAAGAATCGAACCGGGCTTTGCAAAAACTATTGGCACAGGGTTTGCTACTAATATTCCCAATGGTTATTTTGCCGCCGTATTTCCCCGTAGTGGCATGGGCATCAAGCGTCATTTGCGCCTATCAAATAGTACGGGAATAATAGACTCTAATTATACTGGCGAATGGTTAATATCTATATATAATGACGGCAATGAAACACAAGTTATAAAGCATGGCGATAGAATAGCTCAATTCGCAATTTTACCTGTTCTCGATGTTAATCTTAATGAAGTCAATGAACTTGACGAAACAGATAGAGGAGCTAACGGTTTTGGCTCAAGCGGCTCATAAATAATCAATAAAAATAAGTCTAATTTTAATCCTATTGCTCAACTAATATAAATTATCATCTTATTAAATTACAAGCGTTTTTAGCATTAAAATTATACTAAATAAATAAAGAAAAAAAATAGGGAACATATACATCAATTAAGATAATATATGTTCCCTATAATTATTATGATTTTATTTTATACCAAAAATCGCCAGTAGATAATCCAGTCGGTTGTGCTGATTGCAACACAGCTTTAAGAGTTGAAACCGTAATTGCACCCGTTTGCCCATTTACACTCGTAACAGGATAAGGAGGTGGGTTAGAAGAGCTATATTGTTTAACGTTTTCTACGTTTCCCAATCCAACGTCAGACTTGCCGACTGTTACGTTAGCTGATAATGCATAGCCATTTACCGTTCGAGAAGTAGGCACCGCTCCAATATCACTTGCTGCAAGTGTCACTACACCCACTTTGCCATTAACTGATTGAACAGGGGCTCGAGCGACAGTAATGTAATCACTATCGTTCTTTAATTGGCTAGTTTTAGTAGGTATAGAATTTTTTATGGATTCATCGCTAAATGGCAACTGAGAATACTTCTTTATTCCATCACCAACTTTGTACCTAACCTCGCCAGCGTCAGTATCTACTATAACAATTTCGCCATCAAAGATATAGAACCGCCACCATAATAAACCAAGCCACTCCAGGCAGTTTGTCCATCGCCTATTTTGAAGCGCCCTTTATTTTGCCCGTCAGTAGTTAATCCTAATTCGCCCAACATCAATAATGGGTCGTTAGCCGTCCAATTTTCTTCGGTGTCAGACCTCATTTGCATATGAGCCGTCAATATGTCAGAGTGAATTCCTGTTGCAAAATCTGTACTATCTCCACCATTAATTGAGTCAATATCAATATTCGCCTTATAAGTGGGAATGGCTATATCGCTCAATTCGTATTCATGCTTAGATGGATTATATATCATCCAAACCCCACTACTATCAGGATAGGGCGGATGATTATTTATTTCAGATATATTGTTTTCTATCTGATAAAATTCACTAGGCACAGGGTCGTATGCAGCGCCGGGGTCAATGCTATATTTAACCCAACCATTAAATTGCTCACTATGATATACTCTACCATCAGAATTAATACCTCTTAATTGAAGTATATATTTTCCACTAAACGGCAACATACCAGCCGTTAATGTAACAGAACAAACGTTGCCAGTTCGAGTTAAATCAACAACATTATATAATGTTTCGCCTGAACATAATTTTTGACTATATCGTACATCTAATTTATATTTCCACGATTCGTCAGTGTCTACGGTGACACTAATAACATCTACGCCGTTATTTTTTTCAAACGCAAATGTATTGATGTTTTGTGTAACCTTAGTTCCAATAAGTGTTACATTCACCTCGACCAACTCCTTTGTGTTTAGATTTTATTATTTAATTTAATCACCAGCTGTTTCCTCAAGCTCAATGGTAATGGTCTGATCTCCATTATTAGTGACGGTCTGGGTCTTAGTAGCATAGCCCTCTTTGCTTACTTCAACAGTATAAGTATCACCAAGTCCACTAAGTAAGAAAGTATTAACCGTACCAGCAATAGGGCTAATTTCCTCACTACTAACATCAATTACTTTAATAGCCGCGCCAACAGGAGTAACATTAACAGTAAGAATAAAACCGTCCTGAAGAGAAACAACCCCCTTAGCCAGCTTAAAGAAACGACCATCAAGACCAATACCGCAATTGCCCTTAATCTTCACGGGTGTACCAACTTCATCTCCCTCAGAATTATGTAAGGTTATAACCTTATCAGAGACAGCAAATAAAGCGCCATCCCAAAGCTGTCCGCAAACAGAAACAGCCTTACTAGCATCGACAGCACTTGCTTCAGCATCACAAATAATACCATCAATTATCTTCATGGTAGAATCTATTTTTATGCCGCCGCAATATCTAGCTTTAGCCATATTATATCATCCTTTCTTATAATGAAATAACATACACATCAAGTGCACTTGTCGTAGAAAGATTATTTATATAAATGCTATTACTTACAGCACCTTTAGACACAGTCCAACTAGACAAAGTACAAACATGAGATACTTTGAATTTATCACCTGAAATATTAATAACAGCTACACCGCTATGCCCATCATCGCAAGTCACAAGCATATACACACCATCGTTAAGAGTATAAGTATGTCCAGTATTTGCATCGAAACTAAGCACCTTTTGAGAAACCGGCTCATCTCTCATTTCTTGAGTAAGATATGCTAAATTAACGGCGTGATTAGGCGCAGTGGGAGTACCAACATTAATGGGTTTATAAACCGATTGACTATCAGTTGCTACAATAGCAGCTTCATTATTAGTCGTTGAAGTAATTCTTACGCCGCTAGTACCCGTTGGGTGAATAACGTTCCCAAGATATAACGGATATTCCCCATCAATTCTAAGCTCTTGAACATCAGTAATATTATTATTGGCCATGCTTAAATTACCATCAATAGTACCGCCAGATACTTTAAGATATTCGCCTACCTGGTCATTATCAGTCCATTCATCGGCGTTGGCCGTATGGAAATAATTTATAGCACGAGTAGATACTAGTGAACCGTTAGTAGTAACTTGAGTATAACCGAAAGTAAAGCCACCCTCACTACCACCATTAGCAAATTGAGCGTTCATAAGCGGCAATCTAGCATTATCATACGAGACAGCTATATTCTCTTTAGCGTCATATGCGGTTTTAACCTCAACAAAAGTTTTATCAGCCGTATATTCGCCTTCTTGTCCAGCAATAGGTGTTAATGTTATAATAAAATCAGCCGATGCAAATTCCTGCCAATGCGTAACATCACCATCGTTGCTAAGAAAATGTCCAGCCGTCTCACTAGTAATCGGAGGCAATCCAGTATCAATAACTGTAGTATCTTCAGGTTGTTCTATCCATTCATTACTCGCAGCATTATATTTATATATCTTGCCAGTATCTATCTCATAAAATTCATCAGAATTATAGGCATCTATAATTAACTTATCGTCAGTACTTAATCCAGTATATTCACTATATCTTTTAGCCTCATAATATGCAGGTCTTTCAAGCGTTATCAATCATCTCACCTTGCCTTCATACCAACGATTATTTTCAGTATCATAGCGATAAATGCGCCCCGTATCTATCTCTTTATATACTGCGCCATTCTCTACATTAGCCGGTTTAGTATCAATTGACCTGCCAGAAAACGTCGGGGCTTTAGATATATTGCTATATGCTGCGCGATATTGAGTAATCATATTATCACTCCAATTTAATTAAAAAATAAAGAGAGCTAATAAAATTTACTAGCTCTCTTAGCATATGTGTGTTTAATTATTAATCAGCCAAGCCCATGTTGCTTTATCTGCCATACCAGTAGCAGGTATCTTGGCTTTTGCTTGTGCTATTTTTATTGCATTATAAGTGCCAGAACCAAAGTCGGCATCTGCACCAGACGAACCACAAGAAATATTACTATCAATTAAAAGGTGCTGAAGCTTTTTGACAGCCATACCCTTATCGCCCTTTTTAAGTTCAGGAGGATTAAATACAACCTCAGTCTCATCGGGATTCTCAGGCTTAGGCTCTTCGGGCTTTTTGCCTATATAATCATCTGTACCATAACCATCATTATACATCGGATGTCCAAAACCAGCTATTTCACTTATATAGCGCTTCTTCTTAACAACGCCGTCAACGCCATTACGAACTTCCTGATTGCCCTCAATGGTATCAATCATAGTATCAGATACACCAACAACTAAGCCAGTATGCCCGGTAGAACCCATGCCATCAGATAAGAAGAATTGGTCTCCAATCTGGGGCTTCATATCAAGTCTATTTTGTGCCTTATAATATGCCATAGATTGAGGACAACCGGCACCATAGCTATACTGAGGCTGACAATTAACGGTAAAGGAATCGTTCTCGCCATATGCTTTAACAAAACACCAGTCGCAGAATATGTCACACCAATTCAACCCTTGCTTGCGGTCGTGATAGTAATAATTCTTTATAGCATCTAAATCTCTGGCATACTTGTTAAAATTAGCCTGTCCAGCATTCGCTTCTCTGTCGTCAAGCTGTGATTCACTCTTTTTCTCAAGATAACCAACTTCTGCATAAGCTATATCAAGCAAAACCTGTCTGTCGAATTGAGTTTTAGTAGGCGTAGGTGCTGGAACATTATCTTTCTTAACCTCAGTCGGCTCATCGTCCTTTATATCATCACCAAGCAATTTAGCCCAAGTGGCTTCACCAATAATGCCATCAACTTCAAGACCATTAGCCTTCTGAAAAGCTATAACAGCATTATATGTGCCATCACCAAAATCACCATCAGCTCCAAAACTACCACAAGAATAACCTCTGGCTATAAGTAGCTGTTGCGCTTTCTTTACATGTGTCCCCTTATCGCCCTTCTTAATTTCGGGCATTCCAGTTGATGTAGCCGTATTATCATCTTGTTTTGGCTCAGTAGGAACAACAGTGCTATCTTCAACAGAATTACCAACAAACTCGTCATTATAATTCGGTCTACCATAACCAGCTATGAAACTATAGTTGAGCGGATAGGACTTCTTGCACACGCAGCCGCCGTTCGATATGACGCCGAACGCATCGGACGTATTGCCCTCTATGGTGTACACCGTCGTGTCGTCCACCTTGTACACAAGCCCGGTATGGTTGCTGTTGCCGACGTTCCCGAAGAATATCTGGTCGCCTGGCTCAGGTCTCTCTCCGCGCTTGTGGAATCTTCCGGCGGCGATGAAGTAGTTGAGGGAATACGTGCAGCCAGCGCCGCTGCTCCCTCGCTTGGCGCAGAGCAGCTTGAGAGCGTTATCAACACCGAAGCTCTTGACGAAGAGCCAGTCAACGAACACCTCGCACCATGCGTGTCCCTGCTTCTTGCCGTTGTAGAAATTGCCTATCGCGTCAAGGTCGCGTGCATACTTCGTGTAGTTGGCAGAACCGCCGTTCGCCAGCTTCTCATCCAGAAGCAGCGCGTTGCGCTTCTCTATGTACCCGACTTCGGACTCAGCGAGAGCTATGAGCTCCCGCCGGTCAAATACGTCAGTCTCCGGCGCGGCGGGTGCAGTCGGGGTTTCCGGCTCAGTCGTGCCGCCCTCAGAGATGAGCTCTTCCCATGCATTCGCACACCGCGTGCGCTTCTCAATCGCGCTGCTCTGGTTGGCAGATTTCTCATACTCTGTCACGCATATCTTCACGGCGGCGGTGATGCTGTCCGTGGTGGTGAGTATTTTCCACGTCCGGGTGTAACGCGTCTGCATCTCCTTGAGCATGAACGCTATCTGCGTGTCAAGGTCACCTACGGACGCGCCGCGCGACTTTGCGAAGTCAAGAAGATTCTTCTTCCTACCCCAGTACGTCCACTGCGCTATGCCGTACCCAGCGCTGTCCTTGATGAAAAACTTTCCGTTACAGATAGGCTCGCCAGCGTCTGCACGTCGGGTATATTCTTCCTCTGTCAGCTTGAAGCGGTTGAGGTATGAGGTCTCAACGCGCATCGGGTCGAAGTCGCTTGCCTCACCCTGCAAGTTCCCCAGCAGTCCTATCGCTCCCGCGAGGGTCATGCCTGCCGCACGGCAGGCGTTGTAGATGTATTGCGCTCTCTCGTTAGTGGTCATGTGGATACCTCTTCTGCTAGCAGTGCCTCAACTGCCGCGCGCAGTCGGGCGGGTACATCATCTATCGTTTTCAAGCCCTTGCGTATCAAGGCGGCGTAGATTTTAACCATTTCCGGAACCTCCAATCATTGCTTCATAGATTTCCGCGAGCGCAAGCTGTATCTCAGTTATCGCGTCGGCGTTCTTCTGCGCGGTGGGGGCGTTCGCCTGAGCCTTTCGCTGAGCCTCTATCCCCGTCAGCTCGTCTGCGGTATACGGCACGTAGATCTGTATTGTTATCTCCTCGTCCCATGCGTCCTGTGCCTTTACAGCGGCGACGTCAATGACCTTGGCAACGTCCTGTCCGCCGTTGGGATACTCAGCAATGGTTTCGTAATGTGACAGCTCCTCTACGCCTGCGACGGCGTCATGGTGCACAGTCTGAGTCTCCTGCTTGACGTAGCCTTTTGACAGGTCGGGGTTTTCAGCAACGCTGCCGTCAATATTAAATATTTGCATACTTCCTCCTTTAAGCAACACGTTTCCACATATAAATTACTACATATGGGGGCATATTGTTGTGGGCGGCGCTGCCGCCTGTGCTGTTGCCATAAACACCCAACCGTTTGATAGTTTCTGCTGAGGAGTTCTGGAAGAAAGTGCCGTCCTGACAAAGCCAGTCCCACTGCCTGACATCGATTTGCGGCACGCCGTTGGTTTGGTTCATCGCATACATATGAGAGTGACTCGGCATCTCTTTGATGATTAACGTGTGCGTCGGCTCGCCGCCCGTACTGCCCGCCGTATATGTATCGCCTGCCGCAAGCAGGAATGTGTCTTTTATCTGCTCCCAAGTACCGCCGAAGAGCGATGCGGGGGAGGTTTCAGAAACGGACATATATACGCTGCCGACTGGATACACGTCGAGCGCCAGTCCTCCCGAACCGCCGCCTGCATTTGTCCTCCCAAGCATTAAGCATTCCCCCTCCAGCAAAGTATTGTCGGGATAATTATAGCTGTGTCAGGTACGGATTCAGCATATAAGTATATACCACCATCATAACACGCCGCCACAGGTGCAAAATTGCCGCCTGTTGCATCTACAACAGACAAAACAACGTCCGGTATCATGCTCGATAGAACTCCTGTTAGTGGTACAGATGCTCGATATGAATAATCCACATAAGAGCTATCTGCCACAAAAGCCGTGGTAGCCACAGATATATTCTCAAATATCAATTTGACAGCATCCGTAGCTAGTTTTGTTGCAGTTACCGTCTTATCGCCATAATTGTTAGTCTGACACACCAAAGGGTCGGTGCCATCAGCCTTATGACTGGCGGCATGAGTTGCAGGAGTAGGAAGCAATGTGTCATAATCAGTACCATTATACCGATTTATATCTATTTCATATTTTTGAGCCAAATTATATCACTCCTTCATTTTTAACCAAATTTGACCTAAATATCTTTTAGTTGGTTGTTCAATAGATGATTCAATACCAACAGGCTCATGTTTAACAAATATCTCCCAATATTCAGAAGATTCGCTTGGAGCTTGATTCACATTAGTAGCCTTTGCCACCCATGACGCATTATTATAAAACACTAAATCAAGTGGATTATAATTAACAAATGAACTCCAATTATAAAGCAAATTTAACCCAACGCCCGGAGCGCCTATATCACCCCTAAGCCCTATTTCTTTCCAATATGTAATATTAGTAGGCAAATTCCCTGTACTATCGACTGAATTTATATACATATAATACAGATTGTTATATATTACAAAGTTGTATCTAGTATATTCTCCACCAACATCCCATTCATGTGCATTCCTAAATTCATTTATTAATGTATTATATTGAACCTCTAATGAGTCCATATAATCGGGAACATTGGCAAAGTAATTCTGTTGTTGAGCCGTTAATGAATCTGCTATATCATTAATTTTATCAGCATCAAATATTTTTGTATCTAATTGAGGATTAGCCGAAATAATGTTACTCATTCCAGCATAATCGCCATTAGTCATATTTTGAGCATATTGATTTTTTAATGTTAAATCATCTATTTGTATATCTTGTACTCTAGCCATTTATCACCATCACGACTTTCTCTTAAACCACAAATAGCCCTCTTGCATATTTGTAGGTTGAGTTGTAGAAAAGGGGTAAACGACCTGTTGTGGGCTATATATGCTTTGCCAATATGAAGAGCCTGATTGCGGCGTTTGATTAGTATTTTGAATCAAACAGCCCCATACTACATTATCGTATACTACAACATCTTCAACATAATAAGTTTCATCGGATTTCCAAGCGTATCTAAATGACAAATTTTCCCCAGACGCGCCTTGTATCCCTTTGAAGCTTAATTGCCGCCAGTAATTACTATCAGTCGGCGGTGTTCCAACAGGCGGTCTTACAGTACATATAAATACCTGTGTATCGCCATTAATAACATAAGTAATAAAATTATTTATTTCATATTGTATACTAACGCTATAATCGCCGACATAATTAAATTGATTTATTCTATTGCCCCATATAGTTTGCTGAGACTGTATATAAGGTTCTATGTCCGACTTATAAAATCGTTGCAATGCTACACAAGTATCCATCAATGTATTCATTTTTGTAGCATCGATAAATTTCTGATTGGCATTTGTTATTTGGCTATAATACTGCTGCGCCAATGTATTATTGCCAGCTTGCATAGCCTGTTGATAACCAGTTACAGCCGCTCCGTCAGCTATACTCATATTGAGCATTGTAACGAAGCTCTGAATATTATCAGGAAATGTAGTAAATTGCAATGATGGATATTGATTACTCAAATACTTATCACTCCTTTCTATTAAAATGACTCATACAGAGGATAAAATCTACTTAAATTCCATGTTTGCTTGCCATCGGGGGCTAAATCAACGTCAATAGATTGAACTAAATATTGATTAATTATATCCCCGCCAAGTGGTCTATAATTAACTTTCCAACCAACATCAGCCCAATATATAGGAACTGTTGTTACATTAAGAGTATCATTTAATCTGCACCTTAAATATATCTCATATTTAGCTCTCTCTAACGCCAATTCATCGGTTTGGATGTTTTCATAATCATCGCCATATAATGGCAATGTTATTTTGCCTAATGTGCCACCAACATAAAACGGGCTATTGGGATTATTGTCTTGCCACTTAGCTTGAGCTTGCGCATGCCCCATAAATAGCCAAGTGCCATTGGCTTGATAAGAAAATACCCAATATGTATCTTTATCTAACCGCATAATTGGTGCGCCACTTGCATTAACAACTGAATGTCGGCCAAGAAAATTAATTATTACACCTTCGCCGTTTGTTAATATTAAGCTTTCATCGGCCACATAGCCATTTCGAGACAAGAGCGTTTCATCGACAACAGAGTCTACCTTAATTGTTAAATCCTCATTATTAACGATATATACTATCTCACTACTGGAAATAGCATCCTCAGGCAAGACCAACCCTATCATATCATATTCTTTTAACTCTGTCAAGGCCGCAAATTGTGGTATTATTATATTATCTTCAACAGTTGTCTTGTCTTTTTCGCTGAAATTATCAGGTTCATGTATAACACCATATACTTCAACGGCATTTTTAACCGATTCAAAATCAACCGCCACTGATTCACCAATAGCATTATTATCCCATGTATTTAAGTCGATTCTTATAGGGTCATCAGCCTTATAAGGTATCATATCATAATGAAATATTCCATCAACGTCAAAATACATTTGATAAGACGGCAATATATCTCTTAACGCCGTTAATACATCCCACCAAGTAGAGCCTTGTTCAAACTCCATCTCATAAGGCACATTTTGAATAGCACCGTCAACATTTTGACACTCCGACACTACATAACGATTAAAGCCGTTTTCTTGTAATACGCCAATAATAATCTTTCGGATGTTTTGACCAACACTAAGTAATACCTTATCTTCGCCAGCTAAGCCAGTCACATAACCATTTCTAAGTCCAGTTAATTTAGCCATCAAATCAACGCCTTGAAATGATAAAGTATGTGTTTGAGCATCATAACTATAACTCGGCTGATTAATTAAATATATGCCCATATTAGTCCATGATGTTTCGCCAGTACGAATATCATCTATACCAACATAAATTTGTATATATTTATCTAACCATATTTTACCACCAGCCTGAACATTATATGAACTATCAGTTACTACTAATTTAATATTGCAAGTTCGCCGCATATCGCTATTAGCATCAATACTAACTGAGCCTTTAAGTAGATTCCCCTCTAAACTATCAACTGTCAGAAACTGAAAATTAAGTAAATTAACCCTTATATATATATTTCTTATATTTTGATGAGCCGTATTATACTGTGATTGAGTAATTTGGTTAGACATTAATTACTCACCTCAGTTAAACCATTGTTATACAAATCGGCTTGATTATTAGAGTTGCCAATTTCAATCCAGTCAAAACTAACGTCGGCTATGCCCATACCGTATTTACTATCATAAGACGTTGATATATTGTCTACCACGAGTAGGCACCAAGAATGACCATTCCAATCCTTAAGTATCTTAGCCTTCTTATTAGTTAAGAAATCCTTTAATGCTTTTTGCTCTTTAACCATAGCCATACGATTCATGGCTTTAGTCTTAAGATAATCATCGGCTAATACAGTACCAGTAACAGAGCCGGTTTCATAATTAATCAGCCCATTACTTACAACAACGGGATACTTACGTCCATAAGGCTCAAATACGCCTATTTTCTGTACTCGCTCATTAGTGCCATATTTGACACCAGCATAGAATTTATATATAGTGTCTAAATCACAAATAAATACACCGTCAAATTTTGTTGATATTGTATTGGTTATATAATTACCCTCAACGCCACCAACAACTGGTACAAAAGCGTATTCGTATTGTTCACCACTTGTAGCCAAATTATCATTTAATGTAAAAGATTGAGTAGTTAATGTATCGGCTGAAATATATCTTATTGATACCCAATAAAAATCAGTCGTTTTACGGCGCTTAATTTTAATGCCATCTATTTGAGACAGAGAAAAGGTGCTGTTACCAGCATTTATACTGCCATTAAAATTAGCATCCATAATGGTTAAATATTCCCAAGTGGTAGGAATTGCCGAACTGTAACTACTACTTACATCTCTTGTCGCATTCCAATGGTCAAATATACCGTTAGTCAATCTAACTGTTTTGAAATTATTAGTCAGTATGGGCGCAGGGTCTAAGGCATTGCCATCTTTACAAAAATTATATCCGCACATCATAAACATTGACAACACCTCCTTATTATGTTGTTACATTAGCTAATTTTATAGAATATTGATAACCAATACGCCTAATCCAAAATTGTATCTTATCGGTTTCTGTCGGCTTAGGAATCGAAGCGCTATAAACGTAATATTTAATATCACCATTAGTAACAGTAGCGTCGGCATATACAGTACCATTATCATTAGTTCTATATCGCACAACTATCCTATTGTCATAATCGTCTATCATAGTGATTATGTCTGAATTTTCATTGAAATCTCTACCCCACAATGATGCAGTGAAATTATCATTTAATTCAAAGCCTGAGTCCCATTCGACGTATTGGCCGTTGTTTCTGGCATCAACCGCAGTATTATCATCGATATAGATAGGTGGGTCAGGTTCGCTTTCAGAGCCAATTTCGACCAAATTAGATTTAACAACTACATAACCGCCAGAACAATTGTTAGTCAATTCAACAATACTAAATACACTCGGAACAGTATATGCAACCGATATCATGATAAGCCCAGTGTCTACTTGGGTGCCTTGAGCCGTCTGCCCTATTGCTCTAATATAATATCCCGTTCTATCAATAAATCCAGTGAATTGATAAGAAACAATAGTCGGAGGCGCAGTGGTAGAACCGGTATATTGTGTGCCACTTGTGGTTATCTGTACTCTTTGAGCATCATATAAAGTAAATGAATAACTATTTAATAACTCACCCTCGGCTTGATTGTAAGTTGCTTGAAAATTATATGAGCTGTTGATTATAATATTGTTTATAGGCAAGTTACTAAATACAAAACTCGGCTCAGAATAACAATAAAACTGTATGCTGTTAGATTGCGAAGAAGCCGTGCCATTAGCATTATATGTCACTACATAAGCCGAATAGTACACGCCGTTAGTTAATATACCAGCCGGTAATACATGCTCAAATTTATAGGTAGTCTGTACTGCCCGATATATAACTTCACTCGTGGCTTGATTTATTATAACCAATCTATTTTGTGCTACCTGTTCACCACCTACTACATTAAAAGTAAATGTATGAGCTTGAGTAGCATCAAATGCCGCTTGTGAATATAAAATAGGAGCAGTTAACATAACATTATATCACTCCTTTACGTTTTAATTTTATACCAAATATCACCACTATTCATATTAGTAGGTTGAGCTGAAACAAGTTTATTTTTATTGGCTTCCGGATAAGGCGGAGGATTGCTTGCTGAATATTGTCTTACATTATCAACATTACTTAATCCTATATCTGATTTACTAAGAGTAACAGCACCAGTTTTTGTATTGACCGAAACAACAGGTGCATTATTCATTACATAATCAACTATGCCACCAGCATCAGCAACCGCATTAGTAGCATCATATGTAGCTCTCATCATATCGCCGCCACCAGCAGCAGTTATAGCATCAGAAACAGCTTTTTCACTAGGTACTTTAGTGGTACTAGAACCCAATGTTGTTGTTACATCAGAAGTTGAAACAGCCCCAATATCACCAGCCACTAAACTGACTGCGCCAGTCTTGTTATTGATAGATTGAACAGGAGCTTGGGCTGATGTGATAAAACCCGAATCATTAGTAATATCACTTGTTTTACTTGGAATGGACGGCTTATTAGTTAAATTGTCATAATTCCCATCGCCAGCCCCAATGTTAGTACGAGCCTGTGTTTTCTGTGCGTCAGTTAATGCTTGAGACACATACTTAACCATATTGCTAGTTACTGCACCGCTTTCACCATCAATAGTGGCAACATAAACCGTATTATCCGACAATGCGCCAATATCGGCAGGAGTTAAAGTAATATTTTGATTAAGTTGTTTAGAATTAACCGTCCTCGTATCAGGAACAGCATTAATATCGCTCGCTTGTGTAGGAACAACTATATTTGCAGTTATATCATCAGCGTCATTCGCCGTAAATTCTGCCACTTTAGTGCCGTTCTTCTGTATAGTTAACTTAGCATCATTAACTACTGGTATAATAGTAGTGCTGGGCATTGCGCCAACATCTGTTGCCGTCAATACAACTGCGCCTTTTTTATTGTTTACGCTAGTTACTGGATATGCAATTTCATCAATTTTATTATTAACAAAAGAATCTATGCCGCCAGCAAGCTTGACATCGCCATTGGCATCATAATCATCTTTTTTCATATCTCCTTGCCCAACATTTGTTATGGCATCGGAAACTGCCTTCTCGCTAGGTACTTTAGTTGTGCTAGAACCTAATGTTTGAGTAATATCAGTTACGGCAACAGCGCCTATGTCTGCTGGGCTTTTAGGTATATCCAAACTAGAAATAGATTCTCTAGCTTGAGCATCTTTTATGTCATATTTTACATTATCAACAGTTATCGTTGAAATATCTGCCATATAGAATAACCACTTCCTTTAAGTAGTTTATTTTGTACTCAGTACACCATCAACAATCGTCAAACCATTGCCTATTTTAACACCACCTAATTCAGTGGCAGAAGCAACAGGTAATACATATTCATCTGGGCTACTTGTAGAAATAACAAAAGCCTTACTCATACCAGCGGGAGGAACGAATACAGGATATTTTTTATTTATCTTAGGAGCATAATCGCCATAATAAGATAAGTTATATCCAATAGTATTTATGTCTACTACGCAAGTATTATTACTTTTTACTTCTGTTACTACACCAAATAATATGTTGGGTGTTGATTTTTTTATGGCGGCATCAACAATTATTTTTATCGCATCAAGTATTTCTTTTTGGACTTTTGTATCTGCCATTACTTCACCTTTATTATCCAAAGGGGCAAGATTAACTTACCCCTTATCAATTTTTCATGCTCTCGCATAGCTATATTGATATGCAAGATTCTTTAAGCCATCTAAAAACTCACCAGCATTAGAAACGCCCGGCAATTCAAGCCGACCAATATCAAATGAATAATTAGTCACTACTGCTCGACCTATATTAGACAAAACATCCTTAACATTGAGACTAGATAGCGCCATAAGATTCTTTGTTGCTTCAGCCGGAATTATACCATCACCATGCCCAATCACACGCATCTCAGGGCCATTTTCACCAACTAAGGACAAGCCACCTCTGGCATTAGTTGTACCATGAGCATATTTGCCCGTTAACTGGTCAACTTCTCTTTGAGCCTTTGCTATGGCATCAAGATTCTGAATATACTGGAAACGACCGCCAGTAAATGCCAATATCCTATTCTCTTTGGCTTTAGCTAAATCGCTTAATTTCTCTTCAAGTTGAATCTGCTCTTCGAGAGACTGATTTTGATACTTATATATCTCTTCTTCATGTTGCCAATAATCATCTTTAGCATCGGCAAGATTCTTTAAGTATCTTTCATTCATTATCTCTAAATCACGATAATATTGTGCTTCAGAGATAATATCCATATTCAGCCAGTGTTTCTTTTCTTTCAGCCATTCATCAAAATTCTTCTTTAAGTCCTCGCCAGAGCCGGGAAGCGCCGTAACACCAGAATAAGTCGGGTCATTTCGTCTATCAGGATATTTAGGATTATTCTTAGTACCATTAGCCATAGCCGGGATAGGATTCTCAGCTACATCGTCAACTGTTAGCTTGCGATCTTTAAGAATATCTTGAGTTTGTCTCGCCGTATAAATCTTAGCACCTTTAGGTATTGGCTGAACGGTTTCTTTGCCGTCATTATAAATCTGCCCAACACCATTATGTACGACTAATTCGCCGGAGGAACCATTGACAGGCGCACCGTCATTTATTAATGCCAATCCACCGGGAGCCGATTTGGCACCCTTGGCAAATTTATAAGCGCCCGTTTTTGTGTAGTTAACGGTAACATTTATTGTTTTATCGTGGAGCGAATTCAGTTCATTCTTTACAAGATTAATAGCTTGTAAAGCATTAAAAGCATTACAAGAAACAGAAAATGATTTATCGCTAATATGATAGTTTTGTACTATCCTAAGAGACGTCATAGCTGAACTCGTATTGGCTCTAACATTGACAACAGGCTGGTAAGAAGTCAATGCTTGTGCTGTAGATTGAACAACTTGTAATTGTCCAGCAACCTCGACAGCATTGGTTGTTATCTCAACATTAACACCAGCAATTATATTGTTGACTTCTTGAACAACCGAATTGATTTGGTCTTTAGCTGCGGATACATCAGCCTCAAGCGTTACTTTAACTGTTTTGCCGTTTACCTTATCTATCCAACTATCAATTTCTTGCAGAGCAGTAGCAAGTGCTTGACCCTCTTCTGCTGTAGTAACAGTTATTTGCTTTTGTTCATCCTCAGTATCAAGAGAGTTTAATTTAGCATTAGCCTCATCCGCATTCGTCTCGACGTTAATGTTTTTATCGCTAAACTTGATACCCTCGGCTTCTACCAATTTAGCTATAAAATCGTCTATATTACCGATTTTAGATAAATCAATAGCTCCGCTCTCTGCTAGACTCAGTAATGCCGTTTTTAGTCCCTCAACAGAAGTTATACCTAATTCAGAATTATTAACAAGTGCTTTAGCAACCTCTCCTATCGCACTTGAGCTATTCCTCATGTGGTCGGGGAAATTAGCTAGAGCTTTGTCCACTGTTTCGACTGATTTATTGTATTCGTCTAATGCAGCTTGCCCATTTTTATAAGCTTCCAGAAGGCTATTGTAGCCTGATAGCCAGCTCAACTCAGCATCGGACAATTTTTCACCAGTTTCTAACCTAGCTTCTAACCCATCGGCTATTGCCTTATTTGAATCTATATAGCTTTTTGCCAGATTTAGCTGTTCTTGTGTAGGCTTAACGCTTTTGCTTATGTTGTCAGCCAAATCTTGAAATGCCGACGAAGCATCCTCTAAACTGGTAGTGACATCTTCTATATGATAGCCATAATCATTTATCTCAGCTATCATTTCTTCGGTAGACTTAATAGTGCCATTCGCCTTAACCCACGAAAGTCCTAACGCATTAGCATATTGCTCGGCAGCATCCGTCGCATCGTGAAATGTGCTAGGTAACTTTTCTAGGGCGGCTTGCTGGTCGGGAGGCAACTCCGCCCTTTTTATGCGGATTTTATCTTCTGCAACGCCAAAAGACGTGGACGATGTATCTCTAGCCGTCACACCCATTTTAACGCCGTCTTTGGCAGCTTCTTGGTATGCTCCTATTGCCGCCTCAGTTTGCCTCTGTTTTTCGAGGTCTATAAGTTGCTCATAATATTCTATCTGGTCTTGAAGAACTTCTATTTCATGCTGTTGCTCACTTGTTCTATCGGCATATGACGTATTATTCAATTCATCAAGCTTCTTCTTTGCATTATCTAAACTCTGCTGATATTCATCTGCCTTTTGTTTAGATTCGTCAAAGTCACCCATGAATTTATCGAATTTGCCATCTGCATCTTTAATAGCCTTAACGATTAATATAATAGCCGCCGCGATCGCGCCAAGCCCTAGTGCAATTACTGTCCATTTAGCTCCGCCAGCTAATGCGGCAAACGCCTCGATGCCACTAGTAGCCGATTTAATAGTAGTAGCAATTTGTGCTATTTTGCTGATAAATTCACCAGCTATACCAGTAATGCCAGTAATCGCACCGCCAAATAATACCGCCTTGGCAACGGCTTGCCCCATATCGGTATTGGCAAATTCAAGTAATTTTGTGCCAGCGTCTAATATCGACCCAATAAATTCTTTTGTAACAGTATTAGATGCAAAATTTTCATATGCGGCTTTAAGATTCTGTAATTTTGCCTCTATAGATTCCATATAAGAGGCGTTTTCATTCATTGCGGAATTTTGTGAATCATAGGCCGTATTAGTGGCATTTATAGCCGCTTGGAAGTTATTCATGACTGCGCCAAATACTTCAAACTGGTTCTTACCAGCATAAGCCAATGCTATAGACTGCTGTTCAGAACTTGACATATTATCCCAGTCGGATTTCAAATCCTTGAATATCTGGAATGTCGATTTCATATCTCCCGTGGTTTCATCCATTAGAGATAAAGATTTTGTTACGCCGCCAACTTTATATTCAATTTCTCCTGCATCATTGGCGGCCGAAGCAAAGTTGTTACCGATGGTTCTAAGCAATTAATTTCTCATATGTTTCCATATAAGTCAGACTATTTCTTCACCCTCAACATTACTTGTAGGGGCAACCCGTTTTGCTTTCGCTACTCTATAAAAGATAGTCGTTTGACACATCCCTATTCGGGACTTTGCGACCAAACACCCATTGCTACGATACTTAGGCTTTTGACCATATACCATCTCTATTGTTGTTTTACTTTCGTTACATTCATATTTGCATATTTCATCAAATATTGTAGTAATAGAGCTTTAGGGGTTACTGGTTTTAGGGTTGTGCTTAAATGCACATTACTGTACATTGGGGGCTATAATTCCATCGTAATTATTGTTACCCTCGTGCAACTTTTGTGGCTTGTCCGGTCATAATTTCCGTGCCTGCCGTAACTACATTTGTTATTAATAGAAGGTCGTTAATCTTCTATGAATTGTATAATTTTTTCTTTATAAGTTTCGTCTTGTATATCTTTATAACTTATTCTTAATAACGGGATATTCCATTGTTTGCAATACTCGTTTTTTATAATATCGTGCTTTTGTGTGGCTTCAAAAGTTTTTTGAGCAACTTCATTGCTAATTTGATTAAAATTACATGGCTTAAAATGTCCCTCTCCATCAACCTCTATTAGCCCCTGATTTTTCTCTATCCAGAAATCAAAAGGCAAAGGGATGACATCTTTACATGAATTTATTCTATATTGATAAATATATCTTATATTATTATCATCTAAGAATTGCTTAACAATTCTTTCGTATCTTGAGCTACTTTTTGCACATTTATCACAAGTTATTTTGCCCTGATAAAAAGAAGAAATTGATGTTGTAAATATATCGCCACATTGACATCGGCATTTTATACCTTGCCGCGTCCATTTTTTATCATCACAAAAATCAATAACCTCGGATTTTATACCTCTGGTTCGGGCATAAAGATTAGCATTATAGATATAATTCTTTTTATTGGTTCTAACATCAAAAATAGCTATTTGACGGCCTGATTTTAGTTTATTATAAGAAATAAAACCCTTATAACCATCCTTATCCTCGACCTCTAAATATTCATTTCTTAAAAAGAACTCTGGCTCATTTAGAACTGTATATCCTTTAGCTCTAAAAAATTCCAATGTCTCCTGTTTGTCTTTACGATGTGATTTTCCGCGATTTTTTATAGCACATTTATTACATTCAGAAACATATGTTAACGTTTGAAGATTATCCCACGTTTTATTAAACACATTTCCACATTTACATCGCATAGTTATTAGGACTCGTTTGTGCTTTGATTTGGTTATTATTTCTATGCTTAATATTTCAGCATTGGGGTCTTTCTTCTTTATAAATGTTTCTATATTTTCTTTCCAAAAAGGATTGGATAGAGAAAAGAACCTTTTACTCGTAGACTTGCCTTGCTTATGCGTAATATCTACGACACTACACCAACTCTTCAACCCATCTTTTTCACAACAAATATTTTGCTGAGTATTTATATATTCTTCTTCAGGTGTTAAAATATGATAGCCAAATTTATTCAATCTTTCCTTAATTTCTTCATAACTTAATTTATCCAATTATACAACTCCTCATACCTTTCGTATAAGATTAGATTATATCTTACATTCTTTAATAGAATGTCAACCCATTTCCCCAAACTTTTGGGTATGCCACTAACGACAATGGACTTACTAATCGTTGAACCTTCATCTAGTATCTATAGATGCTTGGCTGCTGATTGCCCAATCCTTATCTTTGTCACCATACCAAGTTCATTGCGCTTGCCGTTATAATATTTCTATTATAATTTGGTAGATAAGGCTCTAAGGGGTTCCCAGTCAATTAGGGTTGTTTTAATAGACCAAGTTTTAGCCTATGGTTTGTTCAAAATCATTGCCCAAAACGCCCATTGCAGAGCTGGTTTTAGACAGAGCCGTAGCAACATCCGTAGACGAAACAGCAAAATTATTACTGACGGCATTGATACTATCTATAATGTGAATCGCGTCCTCAGCAGGAATATTGAACGCCTTCATTTGAGATATTATAATCGCCGCACTATCACTTGCAGATATTGCATCATCAGCAACGTTCTGGTATAATGTTGCTACTTGTGCCAGAGTCGCGGAATCTTCATCATTGAATGAGTTTTTGCGAAATTCCAATAAATGTTCAGTAAGTTCGTTAAGCTTACCAGCAGCACTACCCGCATCTTATAGTTTCCTACAAGTTCAGACTATATCTTTATCTATTAACAAATAGATATGGGGCGCTTCGATTTCACTTGAAACCTACAGATATTATTTCAATCTTAGTCGTTGAACCTTCCAATAACTCAATATTGGCTTGGCTGCTGATTACCCAATTCTTACAATTATCACGCTTTGGTATGTAAGACTCTAAGGGTTTCCCAGCAATTCACCCCATTCATTATATATGTTGCCATATACTCAACCAAATTATTTAGTTGCTGCCTCAATCATTTCTGACTGATTAATTAAGGCCAAAAATAATGTTCATCAAAAAATTCACCATACTGCTCAAGCCCCTCTTCCTCATCAGTTTTTATTTGAGTCCCAGAAGAAGTATGCTTATTACTGTCATTTGTTTTGGGCTTTGTAACTAATGAATGTATAATACTTGCAAAAAATGTAATATACACAACCGGCACAATAATCACTACAACAATAATCACCATAAACATATAATCAACCTCCTTTGGTTGATTCGACTATAACACATAATGAATCTTTTGTCAAGTAGTTTTCAATTACTTATCGACTATTTCTTCATCCCATAAATTGGTGGACTGCTCTGTATAGTCTGTTGACACATCCCTCATCAGGACTTCGCGCCCAATCTGCCCTTTTGTCCCGTTTATTATATAATATTCGTGACATAATACTTAGGTCTTTCGACCATATATCATCCTTGCCGTTTTATTGATTTCTCACCATGTAATTGCATGATTTTATATTATATGGAGAAAATCTACGCATTTTTTACAGCGAGGTTATGTGTACTTCAACACATTTCTCCAACGACTTTTATACAAATTTACATATTTTCACACTTAGGCTTATCTCATCCTTATGTTGTAGTGACAAGGCTCTTGAGGCTTTCAAGGGTTTAGGAGCTATTCTTCGTGCTGGTTTACCATCCCATCACGGCGGCTCAGAAAAGTTAACCGCTACGTCCAACTTGCTTACCCATATCGGCAAGCTTTTTCGTATAATTATCTAACGACTTACCAGACAAGTCAGAGACTTTCTTAACGTTATATTCAGCACAGTTCGCTACACCATGCCCGTCTTATTGACCGCTTTATATCTCTATAAAGACTAGACTATATCTTCATCTTATTAAAGATGTCTGCCGCTGTCTTGCGCTTGCAAGCACTTAGTCGTTGAGCCTTCTTCATAATTATATCACATCGCCACATATAAATCAATATAATTTTAGAAGCTTGGTTGCTGATTGCCCATTATTATAACACTTAGGATTTAACCATATGTCATGCTCATACTTTTTTCTGCTTTCGCCACTATCACATCCATCATTTCTAATCATGCTGTAGTGTATAAGCCTTTAGGGGTTTCCAGCAATTCGACAGATATTTGTTCTATTATTTCACAATAATAGTGAGCTATTTTGTTAACTCTGTTTGTGCAGAATCTAACTTCTTTGTCTGTTCGGCCATACTAGTTATTGCTTTGGCACAGTTATCTAATATGAGTCTGTACTGTTGATAAGTTAAACCAGCGGCCTTGGCGCTTTCACTGGCCTTTTCTGTCGCTTCGCCCAGTTTCCCAACTTCTTCAGTACCACTCGCCTTAACCGTTAACTTGCTTTGCTTTTCTTGTAGTTTAGCATCAATCTCGCTAGTATCAAGGTCAACGCCAACTTTAATTTTCCATGCACTATTCGCCAATATCCATCACACTCCTTATTGTGATTTATTCTCTTGGCTACGTCTATATTTTACAATTTGACTATAAGCTATAAGTATGCCCTCGGCAATATCATCATCATTTAATTTGCTTTTAGGCGAAACCCAATTAAGCTTAATGCCAAACTCATCATTCACCGTCTGTACGGCTTTCTGTTTAAGTATATCTCTTTGTAATCCTTGTCGAGTACCATCATATAAGTCAAGCTCTTTTCGCCAATGAACGGGTAAAAGAAATATTGGTTTACAATTATATTGACTACATAAAGCCAATATCATACCTTGCATAGCGCCTAATTTTACCAATGTTGACGAGCCGGGCTTTAATGGCACATCTTCTACATACGCCTTTATTGGGTGGTATTTGCGTATTATATCACCCAATGATGTTGCTTGTTCTTCTATACGTTCTCGCCAATCTTTATTCTTTGGCTTAATTTTGCCGTATGCTATAAGACCAGATTTATCAAATATACTATATCCAGTACAAGATGTAGATAAATCTAAGCCCATAATACAATTACTTCTCATTTAATCCTCATGCGATGTTTTAACCGGGTCGCCACTCGCTTTCTTTATAGGTAGTCCAGCCCGTTTCATACCACGCTGATATAATTCAACTATTTTATTTTTACTGAACCATTTATCTGTTTTCCTCCATGCGTTACGCTTAGTTGGCCTATGAAACAAACCCGGCCCACTTTGATATATTAAATCTGCCATTTCATCAGCCATTGATTCTCCATATATATCAGTGTGTTGCAAATCATCGGCATTAACAGATAAATTGCTTGGCTCAAAATAAAATTCGCCTTCAACTGATTTGCCAGATTTTGAGTGGTCTATATCCCAAGCCAACTTAAAATCATCTGTGCGCTTATAAACATCGGGTGAATAAGCATCATAAACTGTTTTTTGCACTCGCTTTTCGTTCTCTATGAGCAATTCGCCCATCATATAATTCATAGCTTGGTCAAGTCTATCAGTTGCGGCTTCGGATAATTCTTCATCGTTTTCAAACGTTGGCATTTCCGATAACGTCCTTAATGCCTATACCTTTAAGCTGTTCAAGTAATTCAGGTATATTTTGAGCTATATCAGCTATCATCCTAACAGGCGATTCATAATGCTTAATCGCGTCGTAAATATCAGAGAAGTTAATTATATGCAACATAACTTCGCTATAAAGCCCACTACTTGCAACCATATCGGGGTCGAGTTCTTCAATCTTACTCTCGCCAATATCAGTCGCATAGCACAGCACTTTATAGCAAATCATCTGCTCGCGCTCAAGCCAAGTGCCAAGATTAATCACGGTCTTAGCAATATCTTCAACTTGCGTCGGTGTTAAATAAGGATTAACTTTAACATCGTATTCTTCGAGATATACTTTCTTTGCTTTTAATTCCTTCATTTCCTTTTGTCTCCTTTTATTTCTCAAACTTGTAGCCATTCTTTATTTTCTTTACTTTTACATATTGAGGAATATCATCAAAGGGATTGTCATAAGGTCTAACAACTCCATCCATATTAATATATAGTTTTCCATGCCGAACAAATTCTACTTTAGTATAACCCTTCGGCACATCAATCATTTCATCGCTCATATACTTACATACCTCTTTGGCTCGGCTTATTTCTTTCCAACCCATTATCTTATCACACCAATACATAGCAATACATACATCATTTAATTTCTTGCATTTATTGCCATCATATCTATATTGACAACTCATTATTATCTCCTTAAAAAATAAGGAGGCTAGAATCGACTAACCTCCTTATAAATTAATTCTTATTTAACCGACAGTAACAGTCGCATATGCAACTATATCGGCATAGCCGGTAAGCGTTGCAGAAATAACAGTATCTCCATCAGTAGCGCTCGCCGTAATCTCACCAGTACTAGCATCAACAGTCGCGGACGAACCAGACTGCACTGCAAAAGTAAGGTTGCTGTTGTCAATACGCGCAGAAGCGACAGAGCCGCCATAAACCGCACGAACAATCAGAGTCTCCTTAGCGCCCTGAGCAAGCTCAATGTCTGCATTCTCAATGGCAAGAGCAACAACATCATCTTTCCAGTTCGCGCCAAAAATTTCCTCAGTTATAGTGCCGTAGTACGGGTCCTCCTCGCAACTATCGCCAGCTTCAACACCAAGGGCATTGCCAGTCAGAGAAACAGTGGCAGCAGAAGTTGCAGTTAAATTAAGGTCTTGATTCTAATATGTTCACATAAGTTCGCTACGCTTATGCAGTTCTCTTATGAACTTCTTATGCTTTCACATAAGTACAGACTATATCTTCATCTTGTTTATTCATATCTATATACACAATGCTGTGATTATGAACCAAATAATCAACAGCTCTTTTTATAGTATCTTCATCGGGCAATTCATCATATTTATTGCCCTTAATTCTTAGTATCTTATATCCTTGTTTTAATACACACCCATTGCGCCGATTATCATATAACTCTCTCTTATTATGGTAATATGCACCGTCATATTCAACATCTATTAAAATATTATCCGCTTTTAACAAGCAGTCAAAATTAACTCTATCTAATGGATATGCAGGAATACAATTATCTTCGCCATATAATCTTGCCAATATGTCACATAACTTTCGTTCGGGCTTAGAAGTTGGAGCTGTGCCGTGCTCGTAAAAAGATTGCGTCACTTTTCGCATTATCTCATCAGACTGCAATGCATGTTTAACGCCATATTTCTCAAGCATTGTTTGTTTGCCACGTTCCCTAACTTCTTTAGCTTGTAAAGTATATTCTACGCCGTACTTATCTAAACTTTTTTGCCTCTTTTTATCCTTAACAGCTTCTATTTGAGACATATTGTCCACGCCATAACGTTCCTGCATGGTAGATTTATGTTTATGCCATTGGCATGAATCACAGGCCAGTAAACCAGTTTTTATGCTATGTAAATATAACTTATACATTAACTTATATGGCCCACCACAATAATCACAAATACAATTCACCATTACATGACTTCCACTGGTTAAATCTTTAGCTTTAGCTTCAAACTCATCGCCCATTTTAGTAAAACGATAGCCTCTTTTGACATAATGAGATTTTATCTTAGAATTCCATTTAACTAAAACAAGCTGATTTTCATCAAACATTTATTCACTTCTTCTTGGTTCAAATTTATAAAATAAACAAGAGCAGTATTTTTCGACTACGCTAGTAGCCTACTCTCCCCTAAGGAGATAGTCGTTGGGGGTTCTCCATGTATATTATATTATATAGCTTAATATAAGTCAATAATATATTTAGGAGCTTCCTTGCTAAACACCCATTGTAAATAACACTTAGGACGTATATTATTATAAATATACGCTTTTATTTCACCATATGTCATCCCACGATTTTTTCTGCTTTCGCACCATTCAGCATATTGTTTCCAATTACTGTTTAGGTTGTGGGCTTTAGGGATTAAAAGCATTTAACACTGAATCTGCACCAATCACTTGATACAGAGGGCAAATCACCCGTCCAGCTGGAAAGAGGGAATATCAGTAATCAGACGTCCATACTTACTTGCATTCGCAACATCCTTAGTATCACCAGAAAACAGGTCATTAAGAATAACAACATGAAGCGTCTTAGGCACATACTGAGTATTGATAGTAATGTGACGCGCATTCAGATTCTGATAGAAATACTTAATGCAATAGCTGTCACCGGCCTGATAGTTAGGAATAGTAATCTTATTGCCAACAATATTTGCAATGGTCCAATAGTTATCAGAGGGTTTCTTATACCAACCAATAATGGAGCCATTAAATGCAACAGCAGTATTAGTAAGCGTAATTACGCCACCAGTGCCAATCGTCTCGCCCTGAGCCGGGGACTCATAGACAGAAAGTCCACCCTGTTCAATATCAACACCAAGATTCGCTGCGACATATTCAAGCTTGAACATTGCGTCCGTGAGCGTAATTGCGAGATTGCTATCATGGAAATGCTTGCCAAACAGCGCATTACCGCTACCGCCACGAATCTCTTCATTGGCTATACTAAAATTAAAGGTGCTCTCAGTTAAGGTCTTTGCATAATTTTCACATAAGTTCGTTAGGCTTATGCCGTTTATTCGAGCAAAATAAACTGCTCATGCCTTCACATGAGATAAGACTATATGTTCTTCTTATTTGTTCATATAAGAAGTGGATTTTTCAGGGCACTTGCCCCTACTCCCTCGCAAAGGGATAGTCGTTGAGCGTTTCCCTTATCTTTATAGACTTAGGGATTTCGTTGCTGAAGACCCATTGTATAGATACTTAGGATTTAACCATATATCCATCTTACAACTTTTTTCTACTTTCGTAACCATTCAGCTTGTCATTTCTAACTACTGTTTAGGTATGTAAGCTTTAGGGATTGCCAGCATTTAACCCAAAGTACACACTTTTCACAAAATGTGCATGGCCATTATTTTACCACACCTATAAGATTATTAGAATCGAAGAGGAGTGCGCGACCGACACCCGCCAGAAAATGATTCTGAGCCATTTTTATCCTCCTATAAATTTATCGAATTGTGAGGTTAATTCCCCACTATTATTTGTTTTGGACATAGTATGTATCATACCATCCCCACCCATAGATTTATTATAACTTTCAACAGATGTAATATAATCGTCATACTTGCCTTTAGATTTCTTAAATATCCACTGAACATTATCAGCTTTGCCAGCATACATAGCTAACGGTTTAGTAACCATATATTCAACTTCGCCAGACGCCTCAGAGAATAATAAGCTATGATAACGTAACGTCATAGCTAATTGTTCTGTTTTAGTTAATCCAGTATGGGCTGAAATAATAGCCATGCGCCGTTCAAGATTAGGTGGATTAATGCCCTTAGCTTTTAATTCATCATATTCAGCCATATTCGCCTTTAATTCAGGATTGACATATTCATCATCAAAATTAGGCAAATTCTGATAAAGAACTATTCGCTTTATATCATCAAATTCTTTAGCCGTTATAATCAGGTCTAATTTATATTCATTAGTATCTGTATCACGAACCGCATTAACTAATAAAGCGCGTCCTTTATCATCATAATCTAAATATGGCAGTTCAAAGCCAAGACATAATAGACATATATTTACTAATTGCTGCTTAGTGGCATTGTCTATTAATATCTTTTCTTTAAGAAATTTAAGATATGACATTTGGATTATTTCTACATCTGTACTAAGATTTTTATCTATATCTAAAATTCCATAACTTGTCATAAAAATCATGGAATCTTCAAGTTTAACAGGATTTATGTATAATGTTTTGCCGCATTTGAGCGGATAAGGAACTGGTTTATCGAATGTAAAATAGGCTTCATTAAGAAAACCAATATCAACCGCCACATCCAACCTCCGTGCCAGAATCGCCCATTTGCGTACTTAACCACATTTGTACTCCTGTGAATGTTTTACTATTACCAATAACACTATGAGCCGCATCATATCTTGCTTGGTCATCATTAAATATTAATTTGCCTACGCCGCCGATATAAACACCATTAAGAGTATTTAATATCTCATGGATAAACAGCGTCCCACGATTAGTAGGAATACCATTATAATCAATCAGCGCCATAGTACCGCCATATAAGAAATCAAATTCATATACAGCCGTAGATAGATATTCACTCGGACTTGCATAAACATGATAATTATATAGCTTAAATATACACTTGCTTTCACATATAGCATCCTCGACTAAATTAGTTAAAAACACGCCATACTTTTCTTGAGTACCAGTTTTCCATAAGAAATCTAACTTTTCACCTATGGTTAAATTCGGCTTGCTCAATGCATCGTAGCCATTATATTTAAGCATCTTCCATATATTCTCATTATTAACCACAAGATATTCAAGTATCTTATATAAGCTAGTGGGTAAAGCAGATAAGCTATTATACATACATTAACCTCCTAACATACTTGTAACAGTTATAGATTTAGTTTCAGTGTATACTATATCGCCGTTATCATCTTTGACTTCAATACTATATTCAACCGGCATAGAGCTAATCTTAACACCAGTAAATTTATATGTATTTATACCAATAGATATAATAGATATATTATCACTATTGACATTTATTCCGACTGTTATGTTATCTTGTTTGACATTATTTCTATAGAGAGCATATGTTACATCAATAGACTCATATTGTTTAATAATAGATATTTCAGGTTCAGCATTTATACTCCATGCATCAGCCGAAGTCTCTACAACTTCAACAGTGCATTGAGCATTAACATCGGGATTGCCTTTAAGATATGCTGTAATAGTGGCTTTATCCCCCACATCGCCAATAATAATATAAGAACCATCATCAGTAATATTTATTACAGTGTTATCATAATCCCATACTATATCTCGGCTCACTTCATTGCCGTTCAACAAAACAGTAGTATTAATTTGACCAGTCGCGCCTTTAATCGCTTGAATATCATCACCTATGGCAATCGAATATTCATACGTACCGTTATCAGCCACACCAGTTACAATATCATCACCATCATGTAATTCATCGAGATATAATTCTAAATATAATAATGTATCGTGTTGTAATGTTAAATCATGTTCAACGGCGTTTTGATAACCCAACAGCTTAAACGGTCTCCCAGATAGCATATATCTAGTATTCGTCTTAAATAATCTTAATGTATCTTCATTGCCCTGAACCATTACTGTTGCATGATTGCTCGGTGTATTGATATATCTTGACACTTTAAGACTGCTTGCCGCCATATCATAATTAACTACACATGGTATGCTAAATATAGCCCCATTATCGGGGTCAATTATTTTTAACCGATTATTACATCTTCTTATACCACATGATTGAACAACTCCATCCCACGGCGTATAGCTATGTACTATCCAATAATTATTCTCAAATTTGTACATTAATCCCCACATAGTAGTGTGATTAATATCTCTGAAAACAATCTTATTGAAGTCATAAGGCTGCTTGAGTCCAGTCGTGGTATCAGCAATAGTAGAATCGATCCATACCTCAAGGCACTTATATTCATTACTGCCAAGCCCTTGCTGTTCTTGTACAGTAACTAAAACCGAAGTATTGTCCCATTGTTCTAATACATATTGTTGCTGTTGTTCACGATACATTTCATCGGGCATAGGCTGTGCTTCATTGATTATAGCATTATCAAAAAACTTAAATGCCATTAATCACCAGTCCCTTCCAGCCTATTAATGCTATCAATAAGCCCGAATACGACCGATTTAACCTGTTGATGTGTAGCCTCTCGACCTAATATATATAGACCCTTAATAGAATTATATATCTCATATTGCCCTGAACCTAGCCAATGAATATACATTCTATCTAAGTAGCCTAAATAACTATCAAGATTAACAGGTGAATCAGCCTTATCTATATCCTCATAAAGCCCTAAAATTTTATAAATTGCATTAATGTCTTGAATTTTACCCATCTTACTACCTCTCAATAATAAGATGATATATCTTCAAGCTGATATGCTCTTATTTGTCTATCAACTTCTTCTCGCATTTTATCGGCATATACCGAATTTTCTTTCAAATTCTGAGCCTCGCTATGATTCTTGAATGAGCCGCTATTCTGTAGATGTATTCTATATAGAGCGTATGTCTGATTATCTTTTAGATACCAATGGACAGCCCATAAGTAAGCTAATATCTTTTGCTCTGTTTGCGTTAAATCTGATTCAAATGTACGCGTCTCAGTATCATAAGCAAGGTCTTGCCGACAATCCTTAAAATCTTGAACAGCTCTTATTAAAAAGCCATCACAATATCGCTTGAAGCCGTCAATATCTTTATCATATAATTTCCGTAAACGATAATCGTTTACGTCTATTAGGGCTAAATCTATCACCGAATCAAACTCGGTCATGGTTTATCACCCCTTAATTTTCCATTTGTTCTATGTTAATTAAATCCTTGCCGCAAAGCTTGCCAAGTTGCATAAGTATATTTGCATCAACAAGTTGACCATTAATAAGCCGCCCAGAAATCATATTAATAATAATATCCTTCTGTTCATCATTTGCATTACGATATATCTCACATACATCAGTCGCATTCCGACTAAGTAACTTCTCAAGGTCAGTATTGCTCAGTAAATCAGCATAAACATCATCAAGCTCACATTCCTCAACAAAGTCGTGGTCAGCTATATAAAGTAAGCCACTAGAAACCGACTTAGGCATGTTATTAACAACAATCTTAGCCTCAGTCTCAGAAAGCAACTTATAATCAAATTGCTTATCGAGATGATACATTCGAGTACCGCGAATAGTAAAGCCACCAGCCGTCATATTAATAAACTTAATATTGCGCTTAGTCGGCTTAGTCCCGGACAGTTCACGTGCAGGTATATTAGCCTGAGCTTGCATCATAAGCTTCATTTGAGCCATAAGCTCATCCATCTTCTGTTGCTGTTCAGCTAATTGTGCCTTCAACTGTTCTTTTTCTGCGTCAACCGCGATTACATTAATATTCTTATCAACCTCATCAATAACTTGTGATGTTACCTTTGCGCCAGAATTTTTCGGGGGTCTACCCATATCTATATTATCTCCTTTTTAATTCCTTTAATTCAAAAATAAGCAGAGAGCCTATATTGACTCTCTGCTATATGTGTGTTGTTATTTAATTACTCAGTAATCGAATAAACCCCAGCGAAACTCGCCCCGATAAATTCGAACGAGTAGCCCTTGCGCATCGTGAAATTCTGCGAGATGTCAGCGTTCTCATAGAAATCGTTAGAGTTCGTGAGAGCAGTGGACATAACACCAGCAACCGGCTTATTAACAGCAGCGCTAACGACATACAGCTTAGTATCGTCAAGGGCAAGACCAAAATCAGCAGAGCCGGTAGGAGCCTGAGGCAGCTCGTACATGGGGAAGCCGTAGAAATCCTTAACGTAAGTCACAACAGGCTCACGACCATCAATAACCAGACGTCCACCAAGAGCACTATCGGGAAGAACGTTCATAAGAGCCGCAGCAGTACCCATGATAACGGGCTTTGCCATCATGTTGTAAGCCTGAACGCGCTGAGCAAGCTGAACAAGCTTCTTGCCGTCAAATGCGCCGGACTCAACAAACTGAGTGGGATAAGTGGAAGCGCCAAGACCAGTGGTCAGAGCAGCCATAACTTCCTTATTCATATCAATCTCAATAGAGACAACGATAGCGCGAACAGCCTCAGCAAGGTCATCCTTGCCAGCGAGAACACGAGCCATATCAACATAAGTAGTAATGATGTGCTCAATGGGGCTGAGAACGATGTTGCCAGCGTACTTGCGCTGTCTAAACGAAGTGCGCTCACCTCTTGCACGTTGTGTTCACATAGATTCGCAATATCTATGCCGTCTTGTAGAGCGCTAAACAAGACTGCTCATACTTTCATATGAGACCAGATTATTTCTTCATCTTATATATCTAATTCTAATTCAGTATAAGAATGATTACCCCTGACTAAATAATCAATCTTTTCTTTTATTTGCGTTTGTGTGGGGATGGCCCTTCTACTTTTTATCCTTAATACTTTATAACCTTGAGATTTAACATATTCGTCTCTGCGTCTGTCCTTTTGCATATCTCTATGCCAATAAGAACCATCATATTCTACATCGACTTTAACTCCATCAATATCCATAACACAATCCAACAAAGCATCGCCACAAGGCACATTCATATCACAATTACCATAAATGTTAGGTAACATTAAAGCAACTTCTATTTGTTGAGATGAGGTTGGGCAAGTTCCATGTTGATAATAACTATTTAATATTTTCTCTCTTACTTGTTTTGACGCTAAATGTTTTTTACATCCAAATTTTTCTATACAAGTATTTTCATACTTCTGTGTAAATTCTGGATATTGCAAAGCATGAGCAACGCCATATATATCTAACATAGAATCTTCCATTTTCTTACTCCAACAATTTTTACAGCAATCCTTACCTTTATGGTAATATTGATGTTTGTATTGTTGCCTATATGTATTGCCACAATAATCACATATTACATCTACATACTTTTCACTGCCTTTAGTTAAATCTTTCGCTTTAACTAAAAAGACATCAAACAATTTAGTGAATTTATATCCAAGAGATTCATACCTCTTCCTATTTCGTGCGACCCATTGCATTTCTACTAATTGAATGTTATCAAACATATCCTCATCTCCTTTCTCTATTATACTATATTTAATTATAAATGTCAAGTTTAGAATATATAAGAGCCATATTTTTCGACCGTCATTAGCTTACGGCCTACTCCTCCATCAGAGGATAATCGTTGAACCTATCCCTATTCGGAATGTGGATGCTAAATACCCATTTACATTTACTTAGGATTTAACCATATAAATATCTCTTATGCTTTTTTATACTTTCGTAGCATATCACGCTTAAGCATATTTCATCTTTACGTTGTAGCGATAAGAGCTTTAGGGATTCAAAGCAGTTAACATGGGATGTTTGCCAGTCACCCGACAAACAGGGCGGTTGGTTGCCATTAAGCGGCAATCTTGTTACCCTTAGAAACAGTGTAAAGAGTCTTGGGCGGAATCTTGAGATTCACAACATCAGCATAACCGACAGTACGAAAATCAACAAAGGGAGCAAAAGTAGCCTGAACATAGCCGGGCAGAACAACATTAACAGCTGCGTTAATAACAGCAAAAGTAGCAAATCTAGTCATAGGATTTGCCATCCACATATCCTTGTTCTCGGCAGTCATCTTGCAGCCAGAGAGACGCTCAACCTCAGCAAAGAAAGCATCGCGAACCTTGCTGGACTTCACAGACAGAGAAACATTGTGGTCATAAGCACCCATCTTGGAATTCCATTCCTCAGCCGCCTTATGATTATGGTAATCGGCAAATGCCTCATAAAAATCAGTGTTGCCATTCGCAAACTGAATGATTTCTTCAGATATAACCATATTTATATTATCTCCTTTTAATATGTATAATTAAATCAAACAATAATTTATAAATTACTGCTTCATCAGAATCCAAGTCTTAACAATCTCACCACCGCAATCAATAGTGTGAGTACCAAGAATCTTGAACGGGTCAGAGTTAGTAGCAGAGCCAGTCAGCTTACCAGAAGCTGCAACCTTGGCATAACCATTAGCAGCGGGGTCGGCAGTAAACGCGGCAAGGTCAACCTCAATGCAGTCACCAGCAACAAGGCGCTTCACAGAGATAGGCTTGCCAGCCTCATTAGTGAAGTAACGAGGGTCATCAAACAGACCAGCCTCAATGCCGTAACCCTGTGCCGGAGTACCAGCAATATAAGTGCCGTCACCGCCAGCGGTAACAGTGAACTCATAGCCACCATCATCAGCAAGACCGATTGCACCCAGAGTCAGAAAAGTAGCGTTATCAATATCGGTAGCAGCGATACCGCAAATATTAAAGGCGTCAATATCCCAGAACGCGCAGCTCGTGCCGTTAAATATAGCATGATTCTTTGCCATTGTTATAAAATCTCCTTTATTCTTTTATTATAATCTTATACATTTGTTTGAAGTCCCTTCTCAGACCTCTTTTAATATAATCTTCGCGCATATTATATCTACCATAAAACCAACCATTAACCGTGTCTACGGGAATGTTTTCTTGTCTGCAAAATTCACAAACCGATGGATATTCTTTGTCATCGCAAAGCACCCATTTTCTTTTAGAGAGAATTTCTTGATATTCTACAACTACTCCCAGTGGATGTAATTGTTTGTCAACAAATTCTTTCGGCACGTAACCTATACCTCTAAACCAATTATTCATAGTTCCGGGCGATATTCCATAATAGTCCGCGCAATCTTTAATTGAACGAAACAGCTTTCCCCCACAAACTATTTTTCTCGCCTTAGGAGGATTGGGATTCTCAGCTCTGCGCCTCATTACCTCATTGCTCATAATTCGCCCTTTATTCTTTTCAGATATTTTATCTAATGCTTCTTGCGGTAAAATATTGGTTTCACCACCGGCACAAACGTTATATCCAAATAAAGGGTTGTTAGAATTATATTTAGCAATCAATTCTTGCTCTAAAACGCACGCTTCATCAATAGTTAATTTCTCAGCTACTATAGTATGCTCAAATGCGTTCCAACCATATTTCTGGATTGAAGCATAAAAATGCTTATTGTTATAATAGCCATTACCAGCGCGTCCCCATCTTTCTTTGGGGTCTACCTTACTAGTAATGCCTACATACCTTTTATTGTTCACAATATTTCTATGAACATATACACAATAAAATGCGCTATCTGTTTTAATCATAAACATCCTCCTTAATAAATATAAAGAGGTGGTTGGTAATTATCCAACAAATCCCCATATGGTGGAGGATGTCTATTCCTCAAACCATTATTAATTAAATTCTATCCCAAACAGAATCGCTCTTTTTGGAATTGTTAGAAATGGGAGCCGCAAAGCCCCAAATACTAGTATTTTCTTTCTTAGACTTCTTGTTCTTAGAGGCTTCAAAAGATGCAGCCTTTACTTTATTAGCCCAGCCGTCAATCTCGGACATCTTACAAAGCATACCTTCTTCACGATAAGCCTTAAACGCCTCATCATCAAGAAATTCTTTGACTTCAGCCATAATGCCCTCAACAGACTTGGCCTTTTCTTTCTCCTCGACATCAGCCTTAAACTGTCTCAGCTCTTCAAGCTCTTTATCTTTCTCCATGATAATATTATCACGTTCTTCTATATCCTGTTCGAGCTTTGCCAGCTTTTCAGCCATATCCTCTTCCTGCTCATCTTCGTCATCAGTTTCAGCCTTAGACTCGTCTTTGTCGGCCTTACCATCTTCAGTAACGGGCTGATTTACAACTTCCTCAGATTCTGCAAGATTCTGATTCTCATCTGCGGGTTCCTCAGTTTCAACCTTATCAAATTCAATCTCGTTCATCTTAACATCTTCCTCCTTCCCCTCAGAATCGTCTATATCGAGCTTTTTATATATCCGCTCGATTTTATTAATAACCTCAGTCTCATCTTCTTGCTTGGCATATGACAGCCCAGCCGCGAGCGCATATCGGTTATAAACTAAAGTATCACCCTCAAAGCACATAACAGGATATTTAAGGTGCTCAGACGGCGCATCTTCCCAGCCATCTTCGACAAGCATATATACATCCTTGACAAGTTTAGCTTTATTGGAAGCTTCCATTATTCTATTTCTCAGGTCGGTTTTGTCTACATCACCCCATGCCTTTTCAGACATAGCCTCTTTAGACTTATCGATCTTATAGGATTTATCAGCCATTGATTGTTTCCTCTCGTTAACAAATTTTTGTAAAGCGGTAGAAGTGTCTCGTTGTTCTTCAAAAAATCTGTTAGCCTTTTCATCAGAAAAGCGAACAAATGTAATGTCGGAATCAGGACAACTTGGTTTAACAGTTTTACCAAGTACAGTTACTCCAATGATAACAAAACCGATAACTTCGTTTTCATCATCCTCTGATACAGTAACTTTCATTTCTACTGAAACAGCCCTATTTGCATCTAAGGCAAATGCTTCACAAAAATCTTTAGCATAAATCTTGGAAATAACTGTATCAACATAAGCCCTAAGATACCCATCTTCATCATAAATGAATTCAATAGATTGGTCTTTTGGAATTTTGCCAACTATATGCTCATTCTTCGTATGAGTGGTCGGCTCTCCAAATTGCATATCAGCAACAACCCATTTATCGAGCACGCTCTTCGCGCACTCCGTCAAAACCTTTTCTGAAATTTTTAATTTATGTGAATTTGGTTTTGTCGAAAGAAAGCCCATACGGGCAATAGCAAACTCTTCATCTGAATAATCATCAAAATCAATTTTTTTTATTTCGTCAATTTCAAAGTTCACTAATCTCTCCAATCTTCGGCCTCCTTTCCATCATAGATTTTCCATACATACCCCTTAAACGTTCTATACGTATAACCAGTAACGCTATTGTATTTATTATAGATGGTCTTATATAATTGGGAAGCACCTCCATTGTACGCTTTAGTAGCCTCAATTACCGAGTCGTATATTCGTACTAATTCTCCATCTTTTGTGTATTGAGCAATGCTTTTACCATAATGTACCCTCGGCGGTAAACGCACTGGTTGCATATGTGTCTGCGGTTCGTTATCATAATAACGAAAAACATATCCGCAACAAAAATACCCATCAAGATTACAATTATGTTGTATAGCGCTTTCTGTTCGCCCAACATATTCTCCTGCTTCTTTCGCACTACGGAAACACTTAATTAGACATCCTTCTTTATCGTACATAGCGACTTTCTTTTTCTTGGAATAAAAAGAAATGGGAGGTATTTTATCAAGTTTCTCATATCGCCACTGATAACCGCAAGATGTTCTCCCAGCAACTCCAATGACGTTTTGAATGGCTCCATTGTCAGAGTTTAACCCCATAGCTTTAGAAGCGTCCTTTATGCTCCTATATTCTGCTATAAAGTTCCCGTCCAAGCTATATTGATATGCACTGCGCATTTGATGGACACCGCCACCGCCTGCGCCGCCATCATTTAGATTATAACCCTTATCCCCAATAGTCGTCGATTCATAAAACTTAATCCAATATTGCTCTCTTTCATAAAGCTCTGATTCATCACATTCTTCTATTATAGAAAACTCGAAAGAATCAACTCCGTACTTCCTCATTGCCCTATAAAGGACCTTGTCGTAGTCTCTACTATACTTATCTTCTGATAAATTTCGGCCTATCTTTTTGTGCTGTCTCCATCTTCTTTCAATATCGACAGATTGCCCAATATAAATCTTGCCATTTATAATATTTGTAATTTTATAAACTCCGCAAATTTGTTCGTGCATAAACACCCTCCTCAATGAATATAAAGAGGTGGTTAGTAATTATCCAACAAATCCCCATATGGTGGAGGATGTCTATTCCTCAAACCATTATTGATTAATCATCATCTTTAGGATTAGCCATAGAATAATCTATGTCCCAACTATCCATTTCATCCAATAGTTCTTTCGCAAAACTATTACCATGTAATCTACCAACATAAATATCTTTAATTTTGAGCAAATATTTATGCTCATACAATGGAATAGTCTTTGTGTCATAATACTTATAAAAAGCGTCTTTTATGATTCCACGACACTGTTCCCGTGTAAAATCAACGGTAATAGCATTTAATGACTCAATAAAATCAAGTTTATCATTAATAGAATTAAGCTTTTCTTCTATTTTAACCATACTATCATCATTGCCGTATTTCTTGAATATATTACCTATAAACGTCTTAGCCGATTTTGAACAAATTGTGAGTACCGCTGAAAAAGAACAAATTACGCCAAGCACGGCGGCTATGTCTTTTACTATCTCCACATAGTTTCCTCCTTTCCAGCAAACTACCCTTTTATTCCATTACTTTCTAACCATTTAACAAACTTATTCGTTTTCTTGAACCATAATGTTCCATCTTCACTTTTCCACTCAGGAGGAAACCCAGATTGATGAGCCAGAAAAGCCTCATTATCATCAAGTATAATATATTTATCAATTTGAGATGGAGTGCCTAATCTAATCATTTCTCATCTTCTCCTAAAATCCAAAAATGAGAAATATCGTGGTCAAATTCCATTATCTTATCTTCACCATAATAATCAATCTTATCAGCCATCAGAATTGCCTGTTCAACTAACCTATTATATCCAGTCAACAAACCAAGCATATCAGTATAAACATTTATATCATTATTCTCAAATGCTATTTTACATACAGCCATCATAGCCGATTGAAAATCAATTATACGATTTTCTATAATGTGGATAATTTCGACCACTTTATCATAATCTTCAAAAGCACTCGGTGTTTCGCCATAAAGTACAGATATATTGTATCTTTCTAAACACAGACTTCCGATTTCATCACTAAGCCCTGGGAAATAATGGGCAATATTATGATGAATTAAATTAGCCGTTTCATTCATGGCGAACTTAACATTTAAAATCGACACAATCCTATCGAGCTTGCGATTCTCAATGAAACATTGTTTAATTAACTCCATGAGAGCATCTTGTGTAGGTTTAGACACTATCATATTCACATTTCCTCATTTCGTTCAGTAGATTCATCTACTATTCCTTCTGATTTAGGGCGTCCAGCATTTTCGCCTCTATCAGTCATTATATTAGTATTAAGAAGCAAACTAAGTTTATCTTGCATACCGCCCCACTTACCCTCATCAAGTAAATGTTCAAAGTCTATCGGATTATAGCCTAAAACACTAGCCCATGCGGACGGGCCAAGCACAATGCCCTTATCGGCTACTTTAGTCAGTTTATCGAATCTCGCTTGTCTCTCATGTGGATAGGTAGAACCATCAAAGATAAACTTAAAATGATATTTCTTAGTAAGCTTGTTTGCAAAGAACTCCATAAAATTACTAAACTGATAATATAACGGCTTCATGGTATTATAAGTTTCATCCTTAGCCGCCTCAATCTCGGCATTACTCATTCTATCAGTTGAATAAATAACACGACTAAGTCCAGTACCCACAGCCGCAGAAGTAGAAAGCTGAGTTTGATACATATCAGTATTCTTATCTTCAAACTGATACATATCAAGATTCTTTAAGGGTAATGCGGCCAATCTAATACCATTACTCAATCCAGCTTTAGCCTTGCTCATAAATTGACCAAGCGTCTTAGGATTAAAAACCATTTGGTCGGCTTGAGTACCAGACTTAGCATTATCAAATGTGGCTATTTCGCCAGCCAATATTGCATATGCCTCTTGTACATCTTTACTTCTTTGTAATTGCTCAACCTCATCATTAGTTATGGCATTTTTAAGATAAGGCGCTAAAAACGGCGTAGTATTAAAGTTGCTTGGAGAAAATTTGAATACCCAAGCCCCATCCTCAGGTGAAGTCTGCGCCCACATAGCATATGAGCCAACACGCTCGTTGAGAGGATTGGTTGGACGATAATCCATCATACTACTTACCGAATTGCCAAATACTCGATTATAATATTTCTTAAATGCCGGGTCGTAACCATCAATATCTACGCCAGCCTGAAGGAAATACGACATATCAAAGTCAAACAATAAGCCCTTTTCCCAATAGCCAGTAAGCAAGCATCTATCTTGTGGTAAAGTCTGTAAAGCAAACTTCATGCCCTTATTACCCCATTTAGTTTTTCTAAACCAAGTGAAATAAGCCTCATGAAGCATTATTTGCTCAACTACCTTACGGAATTCGTATTTATAGTTAAATTTATTTAAGAAATCTTCAATGCGTCTTTTATCAGCTAAATATTCATCGGATTGGTAATCGTCCTGAGTAAACGCATTTGTGCATGTCATCTGAAGGTCAAAAGATAAGGCATTTACATAAGACATAACAGTTCGAGCAAAGAGCATATCATAGAAATTCATATACTCCATATAGCCCTGAATCGTCTCGGCACTATCTTTATAATTCGCTAATGCTTCTCGAACCTTATCGACAGACGGCGTTTTAGGATTATTGTTTAACCCTTGAAGAGTCGAATTGCTTAGCCACGGTGACCAGTAACCGAATTTATCATAAGCATATAAGCCCTCACTAAACTGTACGACAGCATCCACTTGTTCTTTGCTTAATAATTTATCAGCCAAACTTCAACCTCCTTTCTTGCTTATTTGTTACCATATTAATTGCATATTCTCTATATCATAATCTTCGACATTTTCTTGCCGAGTCCATTCACGTTCAATTAAATCAAATATTAACATACCCATAGCCATAGTAACGATTCTATCTCTATGCCCACTACGAGGCGCTGTAAGTTGAATATTATCGTTCTTAATATTCGTTTTAAGATTAACGGCTTCGGTAATTAATTCGTCAGTTTGGCCATAAGGCAAAATAGCATTAACTATCTGATTAGAATCCATCTTAAAATACTCGCCAGAATCTTCTAATTTGCCTTGAGCGTCAGCCGCGCCTATTAAAAACTTAACCCTGTTTCTTTCAAGCGCTTGTTTAGTCGATTTCCAATAAGCTGTATTCAAAGAAGCCGAACCAATAATGGGAATAATGCAAGGTAAGCTATTTTTGTCTACTATATTATTCCTATAATAATCTATCTTACTTGCATCAGCAACTTGATATACATCTTTATCTGACGGCATTAAGCCACAATTATTTATGCCAGTACCATATAACCCACTTGTATACGGCTTGCTAAATGAGTGCATAATAGCCTCACCATTACTTCTCGCGTCTGGCACGGCATAATCGGCATCATATAACCAGAATAATTCTCTTACTCTATCAGCACAAGCATCAGGGTCATCAGCCGTGGGTAATAATTCAATGTAATCAATATGCCGTTCAAAATAATCTCTCTTCCAATGCCCAGACATACATATAGCTACACTGCGGTCAGATTCATTACCGCCGCTCTTAGTTTCAGTCCACGCAAAGTCGGCTACCACAAGCCGAACTTCTTTATCTTTCTTAGGCTTATTACCTAAATCATTCCCCATAATTATATCTGTTGGGGTGGGTGGTCTAAAGCATTTTTCTAATATTTGATTATTCTTAAACGATTCAAGACTAAAGAACGCATCTTCACTATTGCCAACAGCTTCATTGAGATAGTTCATTCTAAACTCAATGTCGCCATTAATTTTCTTGGCTCTTCTATAATCTCCCCATGTCTTTAAGTTAGCATCTATACTAACAAAAAAGTCTGAAGCATATACATTATATCTTGTACGCTTATCTATATAATAGCCCGAAACACAATCTTTCCACGTCTTATACCACCACATAAATTGATAATAAGACGATGTTAGATATATAGCCTTTGATTCTTCAACCCAACGTTTATTCTTAGCATACAAAGGATTGCTAAGATAAACAGCTTGACGAGGGAATAGCATACCATCGAATATATCATCAATATCGCCTTTTTTCATAATGGCAACTTCATCATATATAGTAAATGTACTACGGCTACCCTTAGAACTAGGAACAGGAGCAAGAACTTTTAATGTCGAACCATTTAACGTATTCTTTATAACATAACCATCACCGGGCTTAGTTACTTCTATCCATCTATTTTGATAGAAATAAAGTAAATAAGGTGATAATTTAAGTATTATCTCGCCGACGATTTTATCTTCAACAATTTTATTAGCTTGGTCAGAAGTCGATGCAGTAACAACTATCCAAGAATTTGGATAAAGCATAAGCTTGACTATTGCTGCCAGCGCGGAAATAAAGGTTTTCTTCTTAATCACACAAAGTGATAGGTAGGCTTTTTATCCTACCTACTTATAGTTATTGAATCCTATAAGAATAGCATACATTTTCGCACATATAACATGGTGTGCGTCCGACACTCGTGGGAGAATTATATTCCATTAATGGTTTCATCTCCTATGCGTTACGATGCTTATATATGTTACTATATAAGTTATCTCGGTATTACCCTCTAAGTCAATGGGCCTCCACCGATATTGCCGGATTTCAGAATAAGCTATCCATGTTTTACTTATTCTAAGCAAAATATTATATTTTACTAGTACCTCTACTTGCACGCCAAAAGAAAACGTCAGAAACCCCAAGTAAATGTAGCGCTTGACGTTGGAAGGGCTTTAACTTAACGCCTAATATTAACTCAGCATAAATATCCCAATTTCGCCTAAATAGTGTGTCCCATTCAATAATATTTTCTTCTTTTTCGGCCTTTATTAGACCGCCTCTTGACACAGTGCGTCTAAGCTTTTCATTGATAAATTTTTGTTGAATACCACCCATTTGACTGAGACTATTAGTTTGAGCCATAATATTTACCTTTCATCACGGGGTATCTCAGGATAGTCGCGTGTTCCTGCGATAGCATTCCTAAGACATCTCATCATTTCCGCATTATCACGCTCATGTCCGCACATGTCAACATATTTATCAAGTTCTTCACACTCAGCGGGTTTGGTATATTCAATCATAGCTATAGCCTTTTCAAAAGCTATCTGTGCATCACTTTTAGCAACATCTTGAAAATTGTTTAACTTTAATAATGCCAACATATCATTAACAACTTTTTGAGCCTTTTGTATTTCCCCAATATCACCCGACTCATCGGCCACTCGCTTTTGATACTCAGCCTTACACAAATCTCTATAACGGTTTGTTAGATTCGCATCCATATCTAATATATCTTTAGTATATTCGTTAAACCTATCTTCAAGAAAATCGTATGCCTCGGCATATTTATCATCAGGATATTTGCCCCATATTCTATTCATTAAAGCTAAATCTAACTTAGGGTCAAGAGTTTCTTTATGCTCGTTTAATATATCATCAAGCATAGTATCACTATCCCAAAAGCCATCATATTTCATATCGAGCAGATTAAGCTTTTTTACATACAACTCAACTAAATCCGGACGTTTAGCACCTTTTTTAATACTAATCGAAGCGTGATAGGCAGCATCATAAACTTGTTGGATGAACGGTATACCAAATTCAGCCATTAACAACCAAAATGCACCAACTCGCCCTACCCGCTGCTCATATTTTTCTAACTTAGAAGCACAACATTCCTTGCAAACAGATACTTTGCGACCTGCTTGCGCGCCATATCCATTAGCAAATTCAGATTGATGTTTTATTGTTCGGCAAGAAGAACATAATATTTCATTACTTTTCATTTTATTCCTCTTATTCTATAAAAAATCCCTTAGAATTAGCATAATTCTAAGGGATTCGTTCAATATTCAATTGACATAGTAGTTCACATTGAGTTGTGCTTACTATGAGATATGCCCAAATGGGCAGACCACCTCCTTTTAATTATGCTTCGGATAAACCAGTGGATAATTCAAAGAACAGTAGCCTCCTTTCGAATATTATAAATAATATTCTCTACGCCAAGTACGACCTTCATCGGTATAAATACATACAGTCGATGATGGACGCGCGGCTTTTCTTATCTTCTTAGCATAAGGGTCAATGCCACATATAGAACCAACTCGCTCTATATGCCTATCGCCAACATCAGTTATGCCACAAGCATTATCTTTGCTGAATGAATGTAAATGGCCAGCATATACCTCATCGATATCAATATTATACAGATTGCTAAAATATTCCAAGTCTTGAGCTAAATCCTTAGTCACGCCGTGAGTAAACATTACATTCGTCCCGCGAATATTCTTAACGGCTACTTCAGTATAATCGTCTATATATACATCTGGACAATCTTTAAGCCGTAATTTCATAAATTCTACTACAAGCTTAACAAGATTCTCTTCCTCGAACTGAGGCTTAGAGCCAAGCGGTCGTGATATATCATGATTGCCGCCGATTGTTACAACATTAATCGGTACATTAAAATCTCTCTGTACTTCAGCAATCCATTGAGATATAAACTCGGAAAATTTTATAACAGTATCAATAACCGGCTCTCTAAGCTTGGTTAAGCTACCCGGTCTAAGTATATTCTCAAAACAATCGCCTAATAACGCAATAGTAATATCGTCATATACTATATCGTCTTGTTCAAGCTTATCAAGCAAGCGCCACATACGAGCCTTCATAATATCAAAACTATACTTATTAACTGTTTCATCATAAAGCCCTTTTATCTCAAACGTCGAACCGGCATGGAAATCACTTAGGCAAATAAGCCCGGTTGAATCTACCTTAGGCAACCCAAGATTATGCGGCACTTTAACCTTAATCGGTTCAAGATTATTTATAGCATCAATTATTCTTTCTTGATAAAGCTCGTTTCTTGCTTGCCATCTATAGTTTTCTTTAAGCTCTAAATTCTGTTGATGTATCTTCATTCGTTCTCGCTCAAGCTCATCCTTTGCCCGTCTCATCTCGGCCAGCTTATCAACATCGTCAATAGAGTTAATTTTTTCTTGATTTAATCTATCTAAGAATCGGCTAAAGAATAACGAGCACCTACGCAATGTTTCATCAGAATAAGGTATCTCACCTAATACATCTGTAGCCCATTCTTGATAATTTATTGTTCCTAATGCAAGAGCTTGAGTACATCTTTCACAATAATTTATGTAACTCTCTTTTTCTTTCCTTTGCATTCCTTTTATTCCTTATGGGTTAATTACTTCTTATTAAGCTCCTTAGAAAGGCCAACCATAGCGTCAATCATATCAGACATCTTAGCCTTAGCTTCATCGTCGTAATTATAACTAATGCTCCGAGCTGCATCAGCCACAGCATCCATAACCCACTCTTTCTTATCTGCGCCATTAGCAAAGTTACCCTCAGCACTAATCATAAACTGCATAGCAATCTTGCACAGCTCAGACCAATTCTTTTCCTTGATAACATCCTTAACCGCAACGACCAGCCTAACGACAAGAGGTATGCAAACAGCCAGTCCGCTAAGAACGCTAACAATAAAATTAAGCCACATTTCCATATTTAAGTCATACTCCTTAATATTTTTATTTAACTAATTCAGCAACTAAATTATGTTGCCTCCCTAATGATACTATAGTTTTAATGAATTAAATCAATAAAACCCCAGTATCATCAATGCTTTGGGCCAAATTTATTTTCAAAGTTTCAGCCATTTTCCCAACGGGCATAAGACGCTTGTTTATTAGCCAAATTCAAACATTCATCAGAACAATACTTGCTATTGCCCTGTACTCTCGGTTTGAATCTCCTACCACATATCGGACATATCTTACCCTGCCTTTCTTCCAGTTCAGGCAAGTTCCGCTTAATGTTCTCTACTATTTCTTTCCCGAAACAAGCCCATAATAATTTTTTATTACTCGACTTCTTAACTGTATAACAATAAGCAACTAAACTATTAACCACATAATCTTTATCGCCCAGATCAAGTATCTTTTCTCTTATCTGCTGATACATATATAAATCTTCATCATCTATACTTTCATTGGGGTCATAAAATTCATACTTATGTCTCAGCCAATAGTCATACGAATCGAGTATCGGACTGCGGCGTATAGTAAAATCAGCATCATGGTTCATTAACATCTGATAATCGAATTGCCGTAAATTTTTATTATATCTAACCATTGGATTCGGTATAACATTTGATATACGATTCATAGTTGAATTATTTACTTGCTCACATTGAGCCGATTCTTTGTCTTTTGCATAAATAAAAAAATGTGGTACTTTAGCTTTTGTATATGATTTAATTTTTTTGTTTATATCTTTTGGCGGTTCAGGCAACCACAACGTTTTGGCATAGTCTATAACCGCATTATTATATAAACACAACCACTTAACCACATTTAACTGCTCTTCACCAATGTTACCGCTATTCCATACTTTTGTTATATTATTGCTAATAGGGCCAATATTGCCGCCAGTATAAGCATGACTCATGCCCTCATATAATGCTTCTGGCGTTATTAAACCGCCCTTGGCTTTTTTGAGTTCATAAGCAAGCGGTCTAATATCTTTCATATTTCTTTTAGCTATGGCAGTTAATGTCCTGTCTTGTATAACTAAAGATTTATCTCCGTCCACCACTTGGAGTTGCTGACTATATCATAGCCATGCGGTTTCCCGTTTAGGCTCAGTGCGCTTGGTAAATAGGAATTTCACCTATAAACTACTCCATAAAGGATAGTCGATGCACCTTGCTTTACGCCTTGGCACAGGATTAGACTCACTTTCCCCTGTTAGCCATTCTTCAAATCATCATTTCCTATGATTCCCAATATGGTAAGAACGACACCCTACATTTATAGGTTCACACTGTTTTATATCCTATTGTTTCCAATAGGTTCGACATGGACGATTTATCGAACATAAGATAGCGGCTAATTAAATCATGCGTACTTGTATAAATACATTTAGTACAACCGAACCATTTATCTAACTCTTCTCCACGTTTATTTTTTCTTACAGCCCATTCACGATAAAGATGAGGACTACGCAAACAAGCTAATTCAGCTCCGTCACGATTCAGCCGACTATATACTTCACCATCGGCCAATAATCCATCAGGATTCTGAATGCCTAAAAATAACCATTCGCAAAAAGCATATAAATCAGGAGCTAAAAACTGATAGCGTCCATTTACTACTAATCTACCGCCTTTGGCTTGTTTAACTAAGCTTTTCTTAACTTGTTTTAATATATCTCGATGATAAGCATCTCTAAACAATTCAGGATAGAGCATTAGCGCCTGTTGAAAATAATTTGGATTTTGATTATAATCCGTAGCACCTAACAATCTCATGGTCGTTTGATAATCATTGCCAACCTTATTTATCTCATCAACTGTGCGCCGTGTTATTCGCTCAATCTCATCATCTTTTATATCGCTAAGCGTCTGAAGCATTTGATAATTTATTTTAGCTTTAGGAATAAACGGCTCTTCGATATTGCAATAACAAGCTTCGCATTGCCATGCTTTGAACTGGGCTTTATAGCAATCCCACGAATCATAAAATTTCCTTTATACCCTCGGTTTCCCGATATTTATTAGGGGAGTAGACTATATCATCACCCTTGATAAACAAGGGGCGTGGCACTTCCAAATGAGGAATTTCACCTCATCTGTACTCCTTTTCAGGATAGTCGTTTAACCTTCCTCCTTAGAGGCTTGGCACAGAGTTGACTTATAATTGATTGATTGTAAAAAGTTATCTATAAGATTTTGTAAGTCTTGATTATATGGTATTTCAAGCAAAGGAATATTATGTAATTGGCAATATTGTCTTTTTAAAGCGTCTGTTTCTTCTCGTTCAAGCTCACCAATGCCAGTATTCTTATAATGTTGTATTCCTTGATATTCTATTAAACCAAGAACATCATTGTTATCATCCAATACAGCAAAATCAAACCGCAACCTTCCATTGTTGCTACTTCGCAAATCACTATATGTTTTCTGTGTTAAATATCTGATATTGTTATCATTTAAATATTTTCTAACCAATAATTCTCCACGAGATACCACACATCCACAAGACTGCGTATTCCCATTTAATAAATTCTTACCTATGACATCAATTTCTGTCCCACATTCGCATCTGCAATGCCAAAGTGACTTTTTATCGCCGTTTCCTTGAACTTGAGTTCCTGCTCTATAAAGGACTGTTAATTTGCCAAATACTTTACCATCTAATTTACTACTAAATCTTTTAGACGCTATTTCCCTTTTAAGACATCCGCAAGATTGTACTCGTTTCGATATATCTTTATTTGTAAGATTGCTCGTAGAGACGACTACCCTATTACCACATTCACAAACACAATTCCAATGAATATAGCCATTGACACTTCGTTCTTTGTTCTTAGAAATTACTTCCAACCTGCCGAACTTTTTGCCTGTTAAGTCCAAAAAGTCTTTGCTCAAACATCCACATGATTTTGTGCCACCGCTCATTAAAGCGCCAGTCGCTATAACTTTAATGCTACCACAATCACATTTACAAATCCACTTTCTGCGACCATTAATTGTAATTGGCTCAATCGCTACAAGTCTCCCGAATCGCTCCCCAGCTATATCAATTCCTTTTATTTTTCTCACCTCCATTCAAATAAAAATATATTCAATCAATTACTTAGTTTTCCCTGTTAGCGCAGTATAATCTGCACACCCTACATTTGTAGGTTCACCACGTTATTCGATACGTATTACTACGTAAAGGCACCAAATTTAATGCAGTTTGAATTGCGATTTAGTAAATATATATCGTATGTTTTCTTTTATTATATCGTGTTCTACACCATATATATCTGTAACTATTGCTTCACCATTACAACGTTCTTGAATAAATTTGTCGAATGGGAACGTTACTAACAATCCTTTAATAAAAGGCAGTCGACACATTCTAGTTGGGGAATCTAACATCATACCACATCCATCCATGTGAGGAATAGGTGTGTCCATCCACTTGCGTTCGATTTCGTATGTCACATTGTTAATATAATCAACTTCACCAGCAACATCAGTTTCAAAATCATCAACTACTATCGACCGATCAATATCAAAATCTTCCCAAACATCAGTGGCAGAATTACAGAGGGCAAGGTAGGCAAGATACTTGTTAGTATTTATACCCCCACGATTATTTATCTCTTCGACCGTTAGCCCACACATAATTTTCTGCTGAATAGCTTCATATCTATCCTCTCGAATAAATACGGCTCGTTTAGTGCGAATTTGACCAGCCGAAGCCGTAAGAAATACATATTTATTGCCGTTATAAATAAAGCCGTCTTTTACTAATGATTCAAATATCTGGAAGAAGAAAACATTGAGAATAAATAAATCTCGAGTAAGTTCATTTTGCTTAATCTCTAAAGCCCGTGTAAGGCTGCTCTCAAACAGACTAATAATAGCCTTATCTTTAAGCGCATCAGGATTTAATATTCTTGGCGTCCTATCATTGAGTCTCCTATCAAGAATTTCACTTAATTTATCCTTTTCGGCTTTAATTAATATATTAACCGACTTTTTCCAGAAATCATAATCGTTAACAATTTCATTTTTAGCTATTAGCTTGGAATCTTTAAGTAGTTTCCGTAAGCTATATAGTTTTAATAGCCGCTTATGTATCTCTTGTTCCTCTGGCTCATAAAAAGCATCAGTACAAACCGAATACAAAAAACATTGCCGATTAAGGCTCAATTATCTTCCTCCTGTTCTTGATAATTATTTATATCAAAATCATCAGGCTCATTTTCACATCTTTGAGATAATGACAAATCTCTATAAGCCCAATAATCATTATAACTCATTTCAAACCAAATAATTGCTTCACCTCCTTGGTTCAAATGCATTATACCACAAAATCGGACATAAGTCAAATAAATTATGTCCAGCTGCAGCTAATTAGAACTCTTTTGTAAAGAAAGTACCAAAGAAATATTATAATATATTATATATTATAATAATTATAACATAAATATAAATATTTGTCAATAATAATATTTAATTAATTTATAATATATTATATTATTTATACATTGACAAATTAACTAAGTTATATTATAATTATTTAATAATATAATATTAAAGGGGTTGTAGGGGAAATTAAAAATTTTTATTAATTTCCTATTGACAAGTAAAAATCGATATGATATATTAGTAGCACAAAGGAGCTAAGATATATGAGTTTGTTTGATTCGATAAAAAGATATAACGCTCAAGTTGATGAGGCTAAGGCAAAATTGGCTGAAATTAATAAGCAAATTTATGAAGTCGAAAATAAAAAGAAAGCCATTGAAGTCGAATTAAATTCTGTTCAAAATCGACTTGATGCGACAAATATTTATATTGACCTTGGACAGACCTATATTCCAGCTCAAAGCCTTGATGAATTGGAACAGCAAAGAGTCGATTTGCAGAACGAAATTATTCATTCTCTCAATTTTGGACTTTGGCGAATTGAGCAACAAGTAACTCTGGATGATTCTATATCTAAAGGCAAAGCTCTTCAGAAAGCTCATGGTGATGGGCTGATGTATAGCATGACAGCTTATATTGACTCCAAAGAAAAATCCATTACTTTGAATAATTATGAAGAATCAAAGCGTTTAATCGAAAAGAAATTCAATCAACTCCAAAAGAAAGCAGTTGCTATCGGCATATCGCTGAATAAAAATTATGTTGCTAAACGAATAGAAATGCTAAAACTTAAAGCCCAAATAAAAGAAGCTAATAAAATTCGTAAAGAGCAAGAAAGAAAAGAACGGGAACAACTTAGAGAAGAACAGAAATTGCTTGAAGAAGCTGAAAAAGAAAGGAAACAACTTAAAGCAGAAAAAGAAGCGATGGATGTTGCATTTGCTCATGCCCTTAGCGAATCTGAACGAGAAGAAATTAAATCTAAATTAGCTAATATAGATTTGAGGCTTGTCGATATTGATTATCGTATAAATAATCCTAAAGCCGGTTATTTGTATATTATTTCTTCTCCGTCTTTACCTGATATGGTTAAAATAGGTGTAACTCGCCGTCTATCTGGGCCGATGGCGAGAGTGAAGGAATTAAGCTCGTCAAGCCTGCCATTCCCGTTCAAACTTGAAGCCTATTGCTTTAATAACGACGCATTTGAGCTTGAATCAAATATGCATAATTATTTTGATGCTTATAGAGTATCGCCCAATAGAGAGTTCTTTTATATTCCCATAGAACAAGCAATAGATGTATTAAAAAATAATTTTAATCAGGAGGTACATTATGGAACTTATGAAGAAAATATTGAAAGTGAGGATGATGAGTAATTGACACACGAAAGATTTGAACAGCTACTTGATGAGCTTGACGGCGAAAGTCTGGTCACGCTCAAGGCTAAGAATCGAATATATAGCGCACCTAATGATGCCCTCCATAATTTTGCATCTGGCGCTGACATAAGTGGTTGCACTGAAGCTCAAGCTTGTTGGGGGTATCTTGTCAAGCATCTTGTAGCACTCAGAGATAAGATAAAAAATAATGATTTCTCGAACAAAGATGATCTCAAAGAGAAATGCCAAGATAGTATAAATTATATTCGATTTATTTGGGCTATTGCTCACGAGGGCGAAGACACATCGTTTGATTATGATTTCAGTGGTGATATGGCAGACTGTTTTGAATGTAAATATAACAATGTCGAACATGATGGAATAACATGGAAAGAACCATGCAAGTCTTGTAAAAATGGTATACGAACAGATTCCCCACAATACGAAATTGCGAAACTTAAATGGAAATCAATGGAGGATAAATAATTATGACAGTTAGAGAGCTTATAGAAGAACTTGAAGAAATTATCGATAAAAATCTTGAGGTAACTGATTCAGAGGGAATATCAATAACACAGATAGATATATGTAAAGATAATTGGGGATATAATTATGTCGAACTCGGTTAAGGGCACATATGAAATTCTTGATGATTTACATATGTTAATGGCTTATGGGCATACTGAATTTGTTCGAGATATAGCTAAAAATGCTATAAAATTAATTGAGATATTGTTAAAAGAAAGAGGTATAAATGAGCGGTAATTATGATGTAGATGTTTTGCATACAATAGCAAGCACATCACCCGAAGTTGCTAAAATTCTTAAGAAAGAAATGAATCGACAGGATAATACAGTCGAACTTATAGCAAGTGAGAATTATGTATCTGATGCTATCAAGGCGGCTTGTGGCAGTGTGTTCACGAATAAATATGCCGAAGGAAAGCCGTACACAAGATACTATGGTGGCTGTGAAAATGTCGACGAACTCGAATCTTATTGCCAAAAGAAATGGCTTGAGGTATTTGGCGTAACCGATATGTATCACGTTAATGTTCAGCCTCATAGTGGTTCTCAGGCTAATATGGCGGCTTATATGGCTGTGCTTAATCCGGGTGATACTATTCTCTCTATGAGCCTTGATAATGGGGGACATCTTTCGCATGGCTCTAAAGTTAATTTTAGTGGCAAGCTCTATAGTATCATCTCATACGATGTAGACTCTAATGGATTTATTGATTATGAAGATTTAGAGAAAAAGATAAGGTATTATCAACCTAAGCTTATTCTCGCCGGTGCTAGTGCATATAGCCAGATAATTGATTTTAAGCGAATCCATAAAATAATTGAAGCTGTGCGGCTTGATAGGTTTATCGGATATGATATAGATTATCAGCCTATTTTTATGGTTGATATGGCTCATATAGCTGGTCTTGTTGCTTGCGGTGAACACCCCTCTCCCTTTGGTTATGCAGATATTATCACAACTACTACTCATAAAACACTTAGAGGCCCGAGAGGCGGCTTGATATTCTGTAAGAATAATTTAGCTAAAAAGATTGATTCAGCTGTTTTCCCCGGCATTCAGGGTGGCCCGCTTGAGCATATAATTGCAGCTAAGGCGATCTGCGCAGAAGAAGCACTTACGTATGAATATCATCAATATATTTATAACGTCGTTAAAAGTTGTAAAGCAATGGCCGATGAATTTATTAAAATGGGCTATGATGTAATTACTGGTGGTACGGCCAATCATCTGTTTCTTATAGATCTCAGTAAAACTTATCCCAATCTTAGTGGCAAAATGGTACAAGATGAACTTGATAAACACAACATAACACTTAATAAAAATTGTGTGCCTAATGAAAAACGTAGCCCTATGCAAGCAAGCGGATTAAGAATTGGCACAGCAGCTCAGACCACTAAAGGTTGGAAAGAAGAAGATTTTATTAATTGCGCTCATAAGATTGATGAGATAATTAAGAATATGTAATAAAAAGAGGATGAATTGATTTTCATCCTCTTTATTTATGCGTTATCTATTAATTCTTTATAATTAGTCTTACTCTCGTCATCGATACATACATCTACAAGCCCAGCCTTAATAGTCTCATATTTAGCCAATACTTGGCTTTTACTGTTTAAGATTTTATCTTGAGCAGCAAGGTTAAGTATTTTTTTTGCTTTTCGCCTTGAGCAAGTTATTTCTTCGGCAAGGCGCATATCAGGTATAATAAATTTAATATCATAAAATTCTTCAATAGAATCGAACTGTAACCCTAATGCTTTTAGCTTATCTATATTTTCAGGTCGATTAATTAGCCGATTCCTTTCTTCAAGTATTTGATAAAAATATATTTGCTTTATAGCCGTTCGATTTACAAATGCCCCATCACTTAGTTTCTTCCAGCCGACTTGATTACAAATATTATCTATAGCCTGATTTTCTATACTAAATAAAATTTGATAAAGAGCTGTGCCCCTATCTTGATCTGAAGAGCTGATAGGAATAAATGATGTGGTAAAATCTTTGACTATTCTAATGGCATATCCATCAAAATATTTTATTATCCGTTCTTGTTCCATTTTATGCAAAGCATTATATACTCTATCAGCCAAAAGATTGCCCATTACCTTGCAGGCCTCATATTCTTGCTCAAAAGGCCGAGAATAAATCATTTCTAATGTGGCACGCTTATCTTTGCTCATAATGACAGAATAATTATCATTAACCATTCCTATCTTATTGAGTAACGGGGTTCTTGTAAACCACACTGGCTGATATTGGTTTTTGGCTAAAATTTGGCAGATAGTTGTTTTGAATGACCAGTACCATTCATCTCTATCGTAATACGGCAATAGGGGTTCGTCTCTTATATCTATGATTCTATACTTGTTTTGTTTGCCAAAAGGAATGTTTTTTATTATAAGCAAATTAGCCAAGTCTCTAAACTGCTTTGCTTTATTTGTCTTACCAGAAACTCTATTTATCCCTAATTTATCGCACAACTCGCCATATTTATAATCTTGGCCTAAAAGTCCTTCAGCTATTGATATTATTGAATTTTCTTGCTCTTCAGAAAAACTATACATAGCGCCTCCTTGAAATATGTTAGACCTCCGACCAAGTGCGCCAATAGCACTTGGCAGAATCCACAGAATCGGCATTATCAAAAAAATGTTCTAAACCCTATAGTATATTTTATCTATAGGTTCGGCAACATTTTTTATTTAACCGCCTATTCCACCACTATCATTCTATCATGTATATATCAATATGTCAATATATATAATTATTAATAATTTGTTAATTATATTTTTATTTCGATTTGTTGGGTTATGTGAGGTTGGTTTGTTAGAACTACACCTCAATTTTGCTTCAAATAAATTCCTTTTGTCCGAAATTAACCCCCCAATAATTTAACGATTTAATTAAATAAAGGGTGGTATATCCACCACATAATTATTATTATCTTGTATTAACAGTTTAGATTGATAAAGAATTACAACGAAATGTCGAATATAGTTACAGATTTGTTACAATCTGTGTAAACTATATTCGTATTACGTACTGTTCATAGTTTATTAAAACAACTCAACAACTACACCCACTCCCATAACAATAATATAACAACAACGACTACACCACACACCACTACACTACTACAAATATATAATAAATATATATAACATATATAAAATAAATACAATCAATAATATTATATAATATATATATATAGATAATAATGTTAACATTTGCCCACAGATAGAATAATATATAAATATATAATTAAAATTATAATGACTATAATATGATCATATTATAGTCACCGATAGCCGGAG